TGGCGCGTGCAAGGTGCACGGGATCCTGACCAAGGACACGCTCGGCCGGGCGCTTCCCTTTACGTTCCTCGCGGAGAAGCAGACGGCGTAGGGTCGGTTTTGGGCTGCATGTTTGGCGATCATCCTTTGAAAGAGATGATCAGCAAACATGCGCGGATTTCCCCATGAGAGCGGGGTTCGTGCATGGCGACAGACGAGACAGAAGCTTCGACGTGTGACGTAGCCGAGCGGCGCCCGATGGCACCGCGGATTCTCCCCACCTCCGAAGAGTGGCGCCCCTCCTACGAGCACGTCTGGTCGAAGGGCCTCCACATCGGCCGGTTCTCCACAGCCGTCGGGCAGGAGAGAGCGAACGCCCGCGCCAGGCTCGCGTCCGCCGCGCCCGATCTCCTGCGCGAGCTTCGGGCGGTCGAGTGGACGCGGCACCCCGGGGGCTACGACCGGTGCCCGACCTGCACGGCGTGCTTCGCCGAGGAGGAGTCGGACACGCGGGCGCATCGGGAGGGCTGCACGCTCGACGCGGCGATCAGGAAGGCGGAGGGGCGATGAGCGCGCGCGATGTCGACGTCCTTGAGCAGACCTGGCGCATCGGCCGGAAGGTCGGCCGAACGCTGTATTGCGATCGTGCCGGAGCCCCCGACGATGCGGGCGATCTCATCGGAGTCATGGACACACGCGCAATGGCGCGGCTTGCGGCGCTCGCGCCGGAGATGTACCGGATGCTCCAATATTTGCAGCGCGGGCCGTGCCCGTTCTGCGGGCATTTCGAACACGGGGCCGACTGCGAGCTCGGCGCGTTGCTCGCACGCGCGGAGGGCCGATGAGGCGCGCGAGCGACGCGGACCGGCGATGGCTCGTCGGACGGTTCAACGAAACGCAGGGATGCACGCCGGACGTGCGGGCGAACGTGATCGTCGATTTCATCGAACGCCTCGCAGAGCCAGAGCCCACGTTTGGTCCCGTTCTCGAGGCGCTCTTCGCCGCGCGCAGCGAACTCCTTGCCACGCGAGAAGCGTTGGGGCTCGGGCCGAGCCTCACTTCGACGTCGGAGGCGGCACGCACCCTCGTCCGAGAGCGCGACGCTGTGCGCGCCGAAGCAATGCACTTCGAGTTACTTCGGGAGGTGCTCGGGGCTGTCCCGGGCGAGGTCGCTTTCGACGCCGCTCGGCGCGTCGTGCGGGAGCGTGACGACGCGAACGCCCGCGCCGACGCCGCCGCCCGTCATCGCGATGTGCTTCTGAACGAGCGGACCACCCAGTTCGCGGTCTGGCGCGAGCTCGAGGATCACCAGCGAGCGCAAGTGATTGGCTCATTGAAGAGCGAGCTGGCGTGGGCGTCCGAGCTCGACGACGTGCCCGCCAGTCGCGAGACGGCCCGAGCTATGACTGCGGCGATCGAAGTTCTGGAGTCGATTCGATGAACGACCTCGTCGAGCGCTACTGCCGCCGTCGCGAGAAGGAGCGGGAGACCGCACGGGAGGCGATCGCAATCTGGCGTGAGTTGCCGCCCGAGATGCGCGCGATGGTGGAGAACGCCCTGCGGCGGACGGCGCTGGGGGCCGAGTCATACCGAGCCTCATTTGCCCGGTTCCCCGAAGAGGAGCAGAAAGCGCGAGCCTTCGAGACGGTCAACATCAGTGCCCGATCGGCGATCTGTGCCCTTCGCGCGCTCGCTCCCGAATAAGCGCCCCCTCAATCCACACGCGCGCCGGGTGTGCTTCGGGCGCCCACCAATACCGGTCAAGAAGCCAAAGAATTGCGGTCGGGCTCATGTTTTGGGCTCGCCCGTCCGTCCTTGTCGTTGCGGGGAATTTGGCCGGCGGGTGCTGGCCGCGGGAGGAATGACCCATGATCTCGATTCGGTGGTTCGCGGTTCCGGCCTTGCTCGTTGTGGCGGCGTGCAGTTCCTCGGGCGCCATAACGGCCGAAGGAGCGACCGACAGCGGCAGCGCTCCCGCTCCGGTGGCGACGCCGGATCCAACCGCTTCGCCTACCGCGACGCCAACACCAACGGCTGCGCCAACGTCGGCGCCGACAAGTGCCCCGACGAGTGTTCCAACCGCAGCGCCAGGTGCGGGCTCTGCATCCGAGCCTTGTTCAACGCTGATCGGCGGCTTGTACTTCGCCGTGCACAGCTATCCGGGCAAGACGGCCGCGGAGCTCGCCACCGTCGTTGCCCTCTTCGCTACACCCGCGGCGCCTGCCGGTGTCGCTACGGCGTTCCCGTATGGCGCAAGCACCGTCTACGTTAGGGATGGCGCCGTGGGAGTCACGTGCCCTCAGGGCCAAAGCGTGACCTTCGTCGGCCCCTAGGTTGGCGACCGCGCCTCCCCTCGCCGCCGTCGTTGCGCTCGGCCGCTGGTTCGTGGCCCGCGGGGAGCGGCTGAAGGCGGACCAACTTCGCGCCTACTACCGGGCGCGCTTGAAGGGGCCGGTCCCGCCGTCGACGTACATCGCGAAGCACTGGGACGATGCGTTCGTGACGACGTGGCTCGCGGTCGCTGAGATCGCGCCGTACGCAGGGACGATCCCGGACGGGTTCACGTCGGCGTCATGTTCCGAGTGCCACTCGAGGAAGACGACGCCCTTCCTGATTTTCGACGGCGGCCGGGTGATTCACTGCATCGACTGCGGCCACGCCTGGGTCATTCGACGATTGGAGCCCGGATGAAGATCACCGAACGCCTCGCCGATGAAGTGCGCCGGATCCACGAACTGTCCGGCTACATGCCCGTCGCCGTTCATCTCGGCACGAAGGCGGCCGAGCAATTCTGCGAGGAGGCCGGCGACGTGCTCGATTACGACGACGACGCGGGTGTGCCGGGGTTGAAGCCGGGCGCGATGGCGATGTGGCACGAGTTGAACGTGTTTCATTGGCCCGATGCCGATCCGAACCTCGCGCGGGTGACGTTCGAATTCGAATGCCCAAAATAGCGAAAAGGCCCGCACCTCCGAAGAGGGCGGGCCTTGGCTATGTCGGCTTCGGAAGCTAGGCGGCGATTATGCGGCGCCCTTCGGCTCGTCGTCATCACGACCGAAGCTCATCTCGCTCAGCGTGGCGTCGCGCATGTCCGGCGCGGTGGCGGGGTTCACGTCGCGGCGGACGTCGCTGAGGAAGATCGCGATCTCCTCGGCGCGCCGCGAGACGAGCTCGGGCACCACAATCTTCTGCTTCGTGTCCTTGTCGACGCCGTGGACGTACTCGGCCCACTCCTTCATCGCGCCGGTGTAGACGAGCTTGCCGTCCTTGTCGCGCGTCGCGGTGCCGACGTCGTCCGCATTGAGGCGTACTCGCAAGTGCGAACGCTCGAGCGCGCCCACGCCAATATTGAAAACAAGGGCGCAGGTGCAGTCGAACTGCCGCTGCGTCAGTGGGTAGGTGATGAGGCGGTCGATGGCGTCGACGACGTTATTCATGTCGCGTCGAAAGATCTCGCGTGCCTGCGCCATCGTGATCCCATTGGGATAGGACTCGCCGGGCCGCAGCAGATGGCCGAGCGCGATGGTCTCTTTCCCGAGTTGGTCGCGGTACGTTCGGAGTCTGAATCCGCCCTCGCGCCGAACGGTAAGGTCGATTCCGAAGTCCGAGATCGTCCTCACCGCTCCGTCCCGCCCTGCGCCTGCCCCCAGCGGAACATGCGCGCGATGAACGAGGGCACGATGCGCTGTCCCGAACAAAGATCGCACTTCGCCCCGCACTTCGGCTCGGGGCACCTCTCCGCGGCGACCCGCGTTCCGGCCGGCACGCCGTCGGTATCGACCTCGGCGGCCGTCATTGCCCGTCCTCGTCATTCTCGAGCGGCCCCGGCAGCGTGTCGCGCTCGCTCGGCGGCTTCTCGCGCGCGTCGTCCTCGTCGTGATCTTCCACGGGGCACCTCACCAGAATTGCGAGACTTCGTGCGGCACGTCGATGAACGAGAGCTCCTCGCGATCGCCCGGCCCGAACGACACACCGGGCATCGAGAAGGCCCCGTCATCGCGCCGGTAGAGCGCGAAGATGTCGCGGTCGTAGTGCTTCGGCCGGGTGCGTCCGCGCGCGTCGAGCCACGCGGGGAGAATCATCGGCAGCACGCGCGAGACGTCGGTCCGTCGAAGCTGCGCCGAGATGAGGATCACGTCGCCGTCCATGCGCGCGGTGAAGCAATTGCCGTCACCGGTAAGCGCGGGGACGTAGCGAAGCGTGATTGCCATTACGCGCGGTCGTCGGCGGCGACGATCATGTCGATCGCGCGCTTGTTTGCGGTGGCAGCCGTGAGGGTCACGACGCCGACGACGCACCCGACGGAGTCGAGGATCTGCACGTGAACGCGGCCGTCCCGCCCTCGGCGCACGGCGAGGTCGCCCCAGATTGGCGCCGGCGGGTCGGTGTCGGCCGTGCCGATTTCCTCGGGCCGTTCGTCAGCGTCGATCATGGTGAATGGGATCCGGCTGCGAGCTGCATGACGAGGCCGGCTCGGCGATGAGCGCGGCGAGAAGGATTGCGCCGATGAGGACCAGAAAGCCGGTGACGCCCTCGAGTGGGGATTCTGGCTTGGTCACGGCTCCGCTATTTCCCGCAGCCCACGCCGCATTGCGCGAGGTCCGCGCACGCGTGGGACGCGATGCACGCGCTGTCGATCGCTGGCCCGCGGTCACGGCAAAACGCAGGGAACGTCATCCCGACGACGCGCCGAAGCTCGGGGCAATGGCACTCGTAAAGGCGGCGCCCAGCGATGGCGCACGCGTCGCCGTGCGTGACAGCGTCGGGCTCGTCGTCCGCGTAGGGCGGATCACCTGGCCCGGGCGTGCCGGCGGGCAGCGGTGCCGCGCGGGTGCATGCGACGAGCGCGAGGAGCACAAGGAGCATGCGCTTCATGCCGCCTCCAGAAGCGGCACGGTCGTCACGAAGAGCCTGTCGGAGACGTACGAGCTCGCGAACGTCTCGTAGGCCACCCAGACGAAGCCGTGATCGCCCCACGAAATACCGGCCGCGATTTGCCAATGATTGAGCATCGCGACGGCGCGCATCGAGTCGCTCCAGCCGTAGGGGCCGGAGAGCATGTGCCGGCCGGCCGAAGCGCGGTGAGCGTCGCGGCGCCAAACACCGCTCGCGTAATCCTCGAACGGCGGGTCGAGATCGAAGCCCGCCATGCCGCAAATGCCCGCGTAGGCGAAGCGCTTGGCTTCATCAAGGATGACGTCCGTCGCCGCGTCGTCGACCGTGCGGTGCCAGCCCTCGATCTTGTGCTCGGCCGCCTGCTCGTACGCTTCGAGCGGCACGTCGTCGAGCACGTGCGCGGCGTCGGTTGCGCGTGCGATTCCGCCTGGCGTGATGTTGGAGAGCGTGAGCGCGCCGTAATGCGCCGACATCTCGACGATGTCCGTCGGCTGAAGGCCCTCGTCGACGATCGGGATTCGGCGGCCTAGCCGCTTCTGTTCCCATCGCTGCGCCATCACATAGGCTTTTTGGATATCGAGCACGACGCCCGGGGCGCCCTTCGCGCGGCGGTCCGTCCACACAAGCTCGGCGAGCGAGAAGGCCACGCAGCGGCTCGTCGACGTCTGATCGAGCTGCGGGAGCGCGTCGACCCTTCGGCCGCCGACGAAGTCCATGAGCCCAATCCACTCCTTGGGAAGCGGCCCGCTCGCGGCGAAGCGCTTCGGCGTGAGCACGCCCTGGCGAACCTCGGTGTCCGGGCGCCAGCCGCGGCCGAAGCGCGGGGTGTGGAGCATCATTCGCGTTCCCTTTCGTCGGCCGGCACGGGCTCGAGATCGCACTGCGCCATGAGGAAGCGCGGGTGGTCGGCACCTTTCGGCGCAATCACGCACGATTCGCCGACGGCTTCCTTCACGGTGAACACCCCGCGATGGCTCGCGGGCTTACGCAGCCGCACGCGATCGCCGACGGCGAAGGTCACGGCGTTGCGGCGTCGCCTGTCGGCGGGACGCCCGCATCACGCGCCTTCCCGAAGTTCCGGTCGCCGACGTACTCGCATCGCGTCGGCTTGGACACCGAGCATTCGTAGTAGCGGTAATCGCACGTGTCGGCGCCGCACTGAAGGTCGTACGCCGGCGTCTTGTCGTTCGGCGCGCCCCAGCTCGCGGCGCACGAGATCGTGAGGAGCGAAGCCGCGAAGATCGCCGGCGCGTGCCTCACGGGTACCCCGCGTCATCGAGCGGGCGCGCGGCGGCTTGTGCCTTGTCGTGCCGCGCGAAGCCGGTCTTCTTCGACGACACGAAGGGCCGCACGATATCGATCGCGAGCTTGCAGTCCTGCGCGAGGTCGACCTCGCTCACGAACGGCGATGCGAGCAGGCATGCAATGTCCGCCGCCGAGAGCGCGCCGTTTACGACGACTTTCTCGTCGGGCGTAAGCGGGCGCGCCTGCCCGTCGGCGTTGCACGCCGCGGTTTGGGTCAGTGCGCCGACGCCTGCGAGCGCGCCGAACGACATCACGACCCACACAACGATCGCGGTGACGTCGCGCCGAATGGCTCTCATCATGGCGGAGTGATTCCTCTCTTCGGATTCGGCGACGTGACCGACGGCGGGTCGACCTCGTCGATGTGCATGATCTCGATCGGCCCCTGCACGGAATCGGCAACGGGGATGCGCGCGACACTCGCGCCCTGAAGCGGAAATGGGACCTGGCCCGAAAGAACCGCGTCCGTCGGGCCAGGCGACAACGACGGGAACAGCCGGTATTCGGTTCCCGGCGGCGCGGGCGGGAGCTTTAGGTAGTACCGCGCGGCGCTGATGGCGGCGCCCACGATGCCCGCGAGGAGGGCCGCGATTGGGGTGGCGACTAGGCTAGGCGGCGCGAACCCGCGATCGATGAGCCATATGCACGAGCCGAGGATCGCGAGGAAGACGAGCGTCGCGAGTGCGGCAAGGGCGACCATGGGACCCGTGATCTTCATTTCGGCGCCTCGTCGTCCTCGTAGATAATTCGTATTTCACGAACGGGCCGGGAGCCCTCGCTTGTGACGATCGCGGTGCGCTCGTCGCCGACGCGCGGGCGCTGCTCGAGATCCGTTACGCGCGCCTCGATCGTGCGGAGCGCGCTGGCGGTCGAAACGTCTTTGTCGGCGAGGCCTCGATCGCGGGCGTGTGACTCCTCGACGAAGGCGCGGATCATCCCCTCGAGGCGGTCGAACGCGCTTTTCGTATCGTCGTCCACGATCAGGAAGCCGGAGGCGTCCACGTCGCGTCGAGCGCCGCGGGTGCGGGAAGAGCGTCGATGTCGATCTCGTCCTGGGATGCGGCGTTTGCCGCAATGCGTGCCTTGATCGCGGTTTTCAGAGTCGCGAGTTTGGCGACGAGCTGCGCGTCTCCGCCGACGGCAAAGCGAAGGCCGTCCGGGTGCGCCGCAAACCAGGAGTGCTTGTACCGTTGCAGGTACACGGCGCGCGTTTCGTAGTCCCCGCCGCCCTCGTTCGTGCACGTCTCGGCATCGACGAACACGCCCTCAAGGCGCGCGGCGAGGCGGATGAGAAGATCTTGGCGCGTACTGATGATTCCGTTCGCCATGATCAGGGGCCGATCGTGATGTTGTAGCGATTACCGAGATACAGCATGATCTCGCTATGCTGCGTCGCCGTCGGCGTGCCGTCGGTAACGATCAGCTCGGCAATCGCGCCGATCATCTTGCCGCCCGTGCCGAAGTTCTCGAACAGCGAGAGACCGGTGACGGTGCCCGTGCCGGGCGTCGCGATGGTCGTAAACGTCTTTGTGGAGACAGCTACCTTCGACGACGCGCCGTTGAACTCGACGCAGAATGCCGCCTTCGTGGTCGAGTCCCATAGTGCCGTATTCACCGTGCTGCCGGCGAAAACCGACGTGTTCGAGCTTGAGCCCTTGAAGACGCACTGACGGTTGCCGGTCGTGATGCCGTCGAAGAAGAAGCCGCTTGTCGTCGACGTGTACCCAACGAGGTAAAAGCGCGTGGGCTGGGCCGGTGCCGAAGACCATGTCCCGGTCTGCATCCCGGCCGAGCCGGACGACGTCAGTGATGGCTGGTTGTTGAGATTCGTATCGGTGGCGAGGTACGTCGGCTGGCTGCCCGCCGTGAGCTGGATCGCATTGCGGTTCGCGTCGCCCTTTCCGCTCTGGTCGGCCCACGCCTGGACGGTCCCCCCGTTCATCGTGCGACCTTGATCGCCGCGGTATCCGGCAAGTTGGAACGTCGGCGCGGCAATCGTTAGCGTCTGCGCGCCCGACGTACCGCCGCCAGGAGAGGCGTTCGTCACCGTGACCGCGTGCGTTCCAAGCTCCCATAGCGTCGTGTTTGCGACGGAGAATTGGAGCTGGCTCGATGAGACGTACGCGGTCGTGACGGCAACGCCATCGACTTTGACCACGGAGCCCGAGACGAAGCCCGAGCCGTTGATCGTTCCCGTCTTCGCGCCATCCCACCGTGGATAGCTCGCGGTCGCGAGGCTCGTCGGGGCCGGCACGGGGTTGTTGATCGTGAACGTCTGACCTGCGCTCGTGCCGCCGCCCGGCGTCGTATTGAAGGCGGTGATCGTGCTCGTGCCGGCCGCCGTGAGCGCCGTCGACGGGAAGACCGCCGTCACCTGCGTCGCGCTGACGTAGGTCGTCGCGAGCGCGAGCGCGCCCGCGTAAATCACCGTCGCGGAATCGAACCCGGTGCCCGTGCACGTGATGGTCGTGTTGCTCGCGCCAACGGTCGCCGAGCTCGGCGAGATGCCCGAGAGCGTCGGCGCGGCATGGTCGATCGCAAGCGATTGCGTGCCGCTCGGACCCGTCGTGTCCGTAACGTCGACCGTGTGCGTCGCCGCGGCGAGCGACGCCGGCGTGACCGTGCACGTGAGCGAAGTCGGCGAGACGTAGGTCGTCGCGACGCCGGAGCCGTCGAGCCGAAGGACCGACGAGATTGTGAAGTTGGTGCCCGTCGCCGTCAGCGTGAAGGGCGAATCGCTCTTGTGCGCGGAATTGGGCGAAACGCTGGTAAGCGTCGGCGCGGACGCGGGTGCGGAGCCGGTCGGGGCGCGCCATCCGAGGCCGAGAAAAAGGCCTAGCCTCATCAGGACGTCTGCACGTGAAGGGTGGAGCCCGGCGGGAACTTCGAATCGCTGCGCCACACGTCGTACGTGCGGGTCACGCCATTGCGCGCGATCGATACCGTCGACGGGCGCTTCGAGACGGATCCTGCGCCGCCAAAGCCGGGAGATCCATTCGTGTACTGGGCTTGGTGCGGCCAGAGGAAGAAGACGTAAGCCGCGGTTCCGCCAACGGTGATCGTCGTCAGCGGAAGAGCGCGATTCTGCTGGAGGGACGATGCGAAGCCGTGTGGCGACGTGTTGCCCTCCCAAACGTTGATCCCGCTCACGTCATCGGTGGTGTCCGTGCCGACGTAGACGTCCGAGGTCGCGACGACGGTCTTCGACGCCTCGCCCGTTTGCCAGGTGCGCGTGAGGGCGGCGGCGGTGCCGAAGTTGATGTCGACCTCGCCCGTGAACGTGATCGTGACCGAGGGATCCGGATCGGCATCGTTTCCGGCAAGGAGAACGGCGTAGCCATTCTGATCGCCCGATGACGGGTCGCCAAAGGTCGCCGATTCGAAGTTCGGCGGATCGGGGACAAATGCGCCGTCGTTCGCGTAGGGCGCCGCGCCGTTTGCGTAGGTTGCGGCGTAACTGCCGGTCGAAAACGCGACGTGATCGCCGACGATGTCCGCAGCGATCGCAAGGTTCGTGAGCACGGTGCCGCGGCGCACGAAGAGCACGCTCGTGCCCGCCATGTCCGGCCCGCCTTGCCATGGGGGCGTTGACGCAAAGCTCTTCGCCGCGGTGTACGTCGGATCGTTGAGACCGCGGAAGTCGACGTCCGGATCGATGTCCATGAAGCGGAGCCGGCGCTCGACGCGAACGGCGTCGTCGAGCGTGTCGCCCGCGCGTTCGACGGGCACCGCGCCGTCGACGTTGATCATTGCGGGAATGCCGCCGCCTATGCCGCCAACGATGGCCCGCAATGCCCGCTGGAGCGCGCCGCCCCACTGCCGAACGACGTCGAACTGCGCCGCTTCGCGTGGCGAAACGTCGACGAGGCCGAGCACGGACGGCATCGAGAGGGCCGTGTCGGTGTCGACGAGCCCCGTGCTCGCCGTGAGGGTCAGCATGCGCTTCCCCCATTCGCTCACGCCGGGCATCGTGAACGCCGGCGGGGGCACGCTCACGGCGCTGTAGCTCGCGATGCCGTTGCCTTCGTCGGTCCAGCCCGCCGGGACGCTCGCGAAGGTGCCCGCCGCGTCGATGACCGGCAGGAGCATCTCGAGGCGGTACGAGCGCCAGCCGTTCGAGTTTGCGAAGGAGAGAGCGACGGTGTCGCCCGGGGCGACCGTCACGCCGCCCGCGGTGGGCGCGGAGCCGTTCACCGAGACGAGGAGGTTTCCCATTCAGATCACCCACGTGATTTCGAGGTAGCCCGCGCCGCTAGGCAGCCCGGCACCGCCGAATCCGCCCGAAGTACTCCCTGCGCCGCCGCCTCCACCGCCGCCGCCGCCTGCGCCACTATTGGCCCCGGGGACAGAGCCACCGGAGCCGCCGCCGCCGCCTACGCCTCCGCTGTTGCCTGCGCCGCCCGGCTTGCCGTTGCCGCCTGCGCCGCCGGGTCCAGCGCCGCCACCGCCACCGCCACCGCCTCCCTGGAAGCCGCTCGGTGTCGCGCCGCTCGCCCCGCCGCTGCCGCCAGCGAACGATGCGTTGTCTCCGCCGGCGGTACCACCACCGAACGGCAACGCGTGCCCGCCACCGGATGCCGTCGGGAGGTCTACGGGCAATACGAAGTTCGAGGCGGACACCGCCACCGGGCCACCGCCGCGCGCCCCGTAGATCGTGCCGCTAATCCCGAAGTCATCGCACGTGCCTCCGCCGCGTCCGCCGCGGAAGCGCGCAAGCGTGTCGAACGTCGTGTCCTCTCCGACGGTCCCCGCTGCGGCGATGATCGAGCTTGTGCCGCCTTGGCCGCCTCCCTGCGCCGCGCCGACGGTCACCGCGTAGGTCGTCCCCTTCGCGACGGGGACGACGACCACACGTTCGAGCGCGCCGGCGCCGCCGCCGCCGCCGCGGGCCAGGCCGCCCGTCGCCGACGTACCCGGCTGGCCGCCGCCACCGCCGCCACCGGCGCCCCACCCGCGGACGAGGACCACCCCATCGAAAGGCGCAACCCACGTGCCGCTCGCGGTGAACGCGAGCGTGCGAAATCTCGATCCGCCGACTTGGCGGAACCGCCGCCAAGCGCCGCCGAGCCACGCGAAGGTCGCCGTCGACCCGTTCGCACGGTCGGTGTTGCCGGCGACGAAGATGGGGGTGCCCGACTGGTCCTGGATCGTGGCTTCGTGCGTAAAGTCCGCGTCGCAAGCGACCTCGATGATGTCGCCCTCGAGCGCGCCGGTCGACGTGAGGCCGAGCGTCAGGTTGCTCGAGGCCGCCGAGGTAAGCCGAATGAGGCGCGTCGTCGCGACGCTAAAGCTGGCATTTGCGGTCGGCGTCGCAATGAGGTCGAAGCGGAGGCGGGCACGCAGACCCAGGCCGCCGATGTCGATCTCCGAGCTCGGAGCCCAATCGCCGCCGAGGTCTCCGTTGACGGACTGTGCGGCGTTCGTGTCGATCTTCGTCAGCCGCGCAGGGGTGACGTCGGGATCGGCGGTCCAATCCGTATTCGCGATGTCGTTGTGCATTCGCCTCTTACGGAATCGTGATGGTGGTGATGGGCTTCGTGCCCGCGGCGTCGCCCGCGACGAATGGCCCTAGCGTCGTCGTGGACGAACGCTTGAAGACGCTCCACGTCGTGACACCGCGCGAGACGCGGCCCATGAAGTCGTCGATCTTCCGGCGTGTCTCACGGCTTGCGACCGCGGCGTCCGATACGACGACGATCGCGTACCGCTTCGTGCTCGACCAAAGCGGGATCGGCCCGGTCGTGAGGATGTCACCGCCGCCGTGCGCCTTCGCGAAGGTCGCCGTCGCCGTGAGGTTCTCGACGGATTCGACCGCCACTTTCTCAGCCTGGGGCCGATTGTCGGGCTGAACGCAGACGACGTCGCCGGGTGCGAGACGCGTCCCGTCGTCCGTGTCGATCGGCGCATAGCTGAAGGCGACCGGCATTCCCGTCGTGACAATCGTCGAGGTGATACGAAAGAGCTTCGCGGCGATTTCGTCGCGCCCGAAGATGCCGGGGCCGGCGCTCGGGTCGGCGGGCCACGTGCCGGCCTCGGCGACCGTCTGCACGCGGTAGGCGATGAAGTCTGCACCGAGGAGCGTGCGGAGACCGTTCTCGATGCTCTCTTCGCGCGGGCCGCCGGAGATCGCGATGCGTGCCGCGAGCGCACGCTGCCGCTCGCGAATCGAATCGCCCTCGCCTGGGATGACGCCGTAATCCCGCTCGAGGACGGGCAGCATCTCGATCGCCATCGTCGGATCGTGCTGCGCGGCCCCGCGGTCGAGCGCCGTGCGGGCGCGCGCGAGCGCCATCGCCGTCGCGTACGCCTCGGCGTCACCCTCGGTGCCCGGCGACATGTCGAACGCGCCGGATTGGGCGGCGACGATCGCGCGGTAGATACCGGCGCCCGACGGCGCCTTTGCGCTGAATCGAAGCTGGCCGAGAGGTGAAAAGGCCGAGAAGCGCGCCATCAGTGAATGAGCAGGACGAACGCGCAGTCGGTGCCCGTCGTGCCGAGCTTCGTCTTGACGCGCACGCCACCGGTCACGAGGAAGGCACGCGCGCGGTCGATTTCGACGTCGTCGGTGAGCGAGACCGTCGGCGGCACGCTCGACGCCGGGAGGAGCGAGCTCGCCCACGTGATCGTCGTGTCGCCGGCGCCGTTGTCGGTCGGCGTGAAGTCCGTCGGAAGGAGCGTCGAGCGCATGCCGCGCACGTTTGCGATCGACGGCGTGCCGCCCGTAAAAACGACGTGAACGATTGCCGTGTGGATGACGCGGTTGACGCCGGCGAGATTCCGCTTGGATTCGCAGTACTCGTCCGCGTACGGCATCCGGCCGTCTTTCGGCGGCGGCGCGCCGGGGTCGTCCTCGAAGTCGTCGCCGCCGAGGTCGTCGAGCGAGGGGCGCGCGGGTGGATTGGCGTCGTAGGTAAACGAAGTCGCGGCGCTCATCGATGCCCTTTCAGAGCGGGTGCGCGGAGATGCTCGAAAGCTCGAGGAGGTAAGCGAGCGCCGAGGGCGTGCCGACAGTCGTGGCAAAGGGGAGCGCCGGCTCGACGACGCGCACCGTGTTCACGGCGGGGAGGTCGTCAATGGGCGCTTCGATGCGGCCGGAAAGCTCGCTCGGCCAGGTCTCGGGGTTCGGCGGGGAGCGCTTCTGCCGCGCCCCGGCATCGAGGTACGGCTCGGCGAAAAGCTCGCCCGGGCCGGTCTGGTCGAACGCGGCGACGATCGGCGGCACGACCGCGTCGAGCGAATCGCTCCACGGCGACGGGCGCTCGCCGGAAGCCGGGACGTAGGTGAGATCGCTCGCGTTGTTGCTCGAATCGCAGACGACGTCCCAGAGGCGAAGGCCGCCGGACGTTGACGCTGTCACGCTCGCGATGCGCTTCCGCACGAAGGCGCCGATCGCCGCGTTGTAGAAGCCGATCGTCTGGCCCGCCTGGACGTCGGCGTGGGCCGGGTCCGCTGAAGCAAGCCGGAACGCCGTCGCGGAGCCGGCGTACACGACGTAGACAAAGTTCGCCGCGTCGTAGGCGGGCCACGGCGATGCGTCGGCCCAGCCCCGCGCGCCGGCCGCCCAGCGCACGCGAAGGCGCACGGCGGTCGCCTGCGCGGCAAGGGCGATGTCGATGAGGCCGTCGTCCTTCGGGAACTGCCCGACGAGGAACGAGCGGACGAGCGCGCGCTGCGTCGCGTTCGGGATGCGCGAGCCGCCCGGTGCCGCGGGGCGAAGGGTGAAGGCGAAGCCGATCGTGCCGGGGCCAGCGATGCACGGGAACGTAAACGGCGCCTGGAGACCGACGTTCGGCACGCGGAGGGCGGCTTGCTGGTAGTCCGCGTCGTTGCCGGCGACGGCGGGGTTCGCGCGTGCGGCGCGGATGCGTTCGGCGACGTCGGTGTCGGTTTCGAGATCGCGCCCGCCCGAGAGGCCGGAGCCGTCGCTTTGGAGGACGACGGTGGCGGTCGATGCGATCCCGGGGCGCTGCGAGGTCCACGTGAGGAGCCGTCCGGCGGGGATGTTCGTCTGCGCGCCGGCATCTTTGCCGACGACGGGGACGGCTTGCCCCGCCGTGTAGACCCCCGTCGCTGCGCACGTCCACCGAAGCCCGGTGAGAAGATCCTTGATCTCGTCCCCGGCGAAGATGGTGCCGCCGCCGAGCGACGCGCCGATCGTGACCCCGCCGGAGGAGCCTACGGCCGCAAGGCGCCGCGGGAGGCCGAGGGAATCGGCTGTGTCCTCGAGCTGCCCGCCGTCCATGTCGTCGAGAGATGCGACTTGGGCGTTGCGTGCGGCTTCGCCGTAGAGCGGAAGGACGATGTCCGCGAGGATGCGCGCCTTCGCGCCGGGCTCGGTGCCGGGACCGACGGCGGCGCCCGGGAAGCGGAGCTGCCAATCGCGCTCGTATTGGCGAATGAGATCCGCGCGCGCCGGGGTGACGAGCTTTTCGGGGAGGACGTCGCGCGCCATCAGGAGAGCGACACGGTGCGAATCACCGCCGTGCGGTTGTTCCGGTAGTCGACGATGAGGGAGATCTGCCCGGTGCCGGTGCTCGCGAGAACGCGGCGGATCGTGACGTCACCGCGCCCGATCGGGCCGGCAGCGGCGACGTTTACGGCGTCCTCGGCGACGCTTTGCCGCGACGCAAGGCTTGCCTGGAGGATGCGATCGACGTCGAGGCCGTCGTCGGGCGAGCTCGTGAGCGTGCCCTTTTTGATGCCGCAGCAGATTGCCATCGTCTGGTCGACCGGGTGCATCGCCTTGGCGTAGCCGTTCGCGTCGTAGAGCACGGTCCGCTTCTCGAGATCGATGTAGAGCGCCTTCGGCACGACGGGCGCGACGCGCGACGACGCCATGACCGGATCGAAACCGGCCGGGCCTTCGCCCGCGGGGTAGTCGCCAAGGGCCATCAGAAGCCTTTCACGAGGGTTGCGGCGATCTGGGAGCGGAGGGTGCCGGCAGCCTGCATCGTGGCAGCGAAGACCGCTCCTGCGGCCGTTGCCGCGGCCGGGGAGCCTGCTGCCCCGACCGCGGTCTTGACCGCCTGCTCGAGGACGTCGAGGTACGCGAGGAGCTGCGTCGCGAGGGCGACGGGAACGGCGGACGCGGGGTTGCCGAGCTTTACGGCTTCGTCGTCGACGACGACCGAGGCTGCGCTACTTGGCACCACGATCGACATCGCGCCAGTGTCGCCGTTGATTCGGACGTAGGACGGAGCGCCTTTGCGGCCGCCGTAAAACAGGCGCCCACCCTTCTCGAGGTGGGGCAGCGCGGCGACATCGCGCGGATCGACGAGCGGCCAGACCTGAAGATCGCTCCCGTCGTAGCCGTACATGGCGCCGCATGCGGCGCTGGGGATCGGGACACCCTCGACGTCAAGGTCGGGATCGTGCGGCGCCGCGATGAGTCCGCACGGAAAGCACGGCTCGCCCGGTGAAACGCTGGCCTTCTTTTCGCCGTAGGCGTCGATCTGAAGGCCGATCCAGCCCGAGTCGTCGATCTCGGTGGCGACGATGAGGCCGAAGTCGAGCTCCACTTACTCGCCTCCCGTGCCGAAGATCACATCATTCGGCCGGAGCAATTTGATGCTCGTCGTCGTTCCGCCGCTATCGCTTCGCCGGAAGACGCAGCTCTCGACGTAATAGTTCCCACGGAGGCCGATCTCGCGGTCATCGAGAGCGAGCATCGTGTCGGGCGCCCACACGACCCGGCCGCCACCCGTCTTCGAGGCCGCGGTGTGCCCATGGGTCGTGTACCGAAGGCCGAACGTCGCGCGCCGACCCTCCGCGAGCTTCCGTTGCGCGAATCGCTCGGCCTGCTCGACACTCGCCACGTCCGCGTCGCGAATGGAGAGCGGACGATCGATACCGAGGTCGAGCATCTCCTGGTCGACGAAGAGGCCTTTGACCTTCGAGCGGCCAGCCTTCTTGCTGCTCGTGCGCGAATAGGCGAGCACTTCGGAATAGCGCGGCGGCTCGACGCCGTCGCGGTACTCGTCGCGCTTCACGCCGCCACGAAAGCCGCGTGCGTCCGCGAGAAGCGTGGGGTCGAGCGTAAGCTCGTAGATCGGCTCCTGGTTGGGATTCGGAGCACCGAGGATGAAGCCGCCGTCGGCCGTAGCCCAAAGAAAGAGGCCAGCGCGATCGAGGTGCGTTCGCACGAAGTCGATCCAGCGCTCCGAGAGCTTGGCGACCACCGTCTTGTAGACGACACCGCCGGCCCCCTTATCGAGCACGATCTCCTCGACGCTTTTCGGCTCGGTCGCACGGATGATTGCCCCCGTGAGATTCTTGCGGTTGGCAGCGTTCGAGAAATAGATGAGCGCGCCGCCACCGAAAGGCGTCGGGTCCGTCACGCCCGACTCGGCCAGCGCCTTCGCGACGAGCTCGAGGTAGGTGATGTTCGAGAGGCTTTGTTCTTCGCGGATGAACGCGTCGTGCAGGGGGGCGAGCGCGTCGCGCCCCTTCAACTCGAGCACCGTACCGTCGTCGCTCGGCACCGAGAATCCGTCGAGACGGCCGGACGCTTGAAGGAGATCGCCGATGTAGAGGGTGTAGGGCGCGTTCGGCGGGAAATCGGCGAGAAGATCGCGCAGGACGCCGTTGTGCCCAACGCGTAGCGCAAACGACGTCGGCACTTCGAGCACGCTCGTCGCGAACTCGTAGCTCTCGGCGAACGCGATCTCCTTGCCGTTCACGACGAGGCGGACGGGCGTGTCGATTCCGCCCGTGGCGTCGTTCGTAAGGCGCGGCATTTCTAGGCCGCGTCGGGGTAGTAGAGAACCTTCGTGCCCGGCGGGATCGCGAACGCGTCCTCGAAGAAGTTCAAGTCGAGGAGCGAGCTGCCTCGCGCGGAATCACCGTAAATCGCGAGCGAAACCAGAGGCAGCGCCATCAAGGTTGGCGTCGTGTAGGTCCGCATTGGCACGCCCTGATTCGCGATGTCGTTCGCGGCGTTCGCGGCCGTCGACCAAAGCTCCTTCGTCGCCTCGAGCAGCGGCCATGCGCGTACGTCTTGAACGAGCGCGACGCCGTCCTCGACCTCGGCGCAGAGGCTAGAGAGCCTTTCGAGCTTGGCGAGCACGAGCTGGGACGAAAGCTCGGCGGCGCCTTGGACGGCGCGGACCTGGTTTACCGCGTCGTCGATCCCATCGAAAAGCGACTTGTCCGCCGGGGCAAGCTCGGCGTCGTAGGCGGCGCGAAGCTCGGCGAGCGTAAGCGCTTTCGTGGCGACGTTTGCGCCGAACACAGAGAAGTCGTTGACGCTAAAGCCCGCCTCATCGTCCTCGAGGAACGTGAGGTCTGCGCGCTCGCCACTCCGGACAGCCGACGACATCTCGACGGTCCAGCCTTCGCAAAAAGCCTGAATCGTTCCGCGCGTTGGAAGGAACAGCGGCCCCGTGAGCCCGGCTTCGAACTTTGCGAGGAGCTGATTGAGGATTTCCGGGAACGCGCCCGGGTACCTCGCGTCGAGAGAGGTGTCGAAGAGCGCCTGAACCTGCACGACGTAGCACTCGCGGCCGAGCTTTTCAGGCTTCCCCGAATTGACATGCGGGTACGTGTGGACCTTCTTCCGCTGCGCGCCGACGAGCCTGTAGCTCATGATCGGGAATGCGATCCCGTCGAACGTCGGCTGCCCAAGTCGGTCGAAGAGGTCTGTCATCGACTTCCGGGGCGTGCTTCATGCGGCTTGCCGGGCGGGGCCTGCGGCGGCGTGACCGCCTTCTTTTCGGCGATCTGCTTCAGGAGGGCTCCGAGCGTCTCGCGCGTCCGCACCATCTCCGCGAGCTGCTTCTCGTTCGCGCGGAGCTGCTCGGCCTTCTCGGTCTCGACCTTGTTTGCCGCATCGACGTCCGCCGCCCCGCCCAGGCCTTCAAGGTTGTAGGAGGCGTTCGGGTCGGTCGGAGTGAGGTTCGAGCGCTCTTCCGCAATGGCCTTCTTCTTCGCGGCGATCGCGATGTCTTCCGCGGCGGCGTTCTGCTCGGCGACGACCTTGTCGGCGGTACTGACGTTCCCGGTCTTTAGACCGTGACGAAGCGTCGTTACGCTATTGAACGCGGCGACGTCGGCGACGACCGCGCCCTTCTCCTCGGCATTCTGATTCGCGCCACTTTTGTCGCCGACCCAGGTCGCAAGCATTGTTCCGAATTGGACCATCGGCGGGACAAGCGCGGTCACGGCCGGAACGAGCGCAAGGATCTGGGGGGCGAGCTGCTCGAGCGCGGGGAGCGCTTGGCTTTCGAGCTCCGCGGTGAGCGCCTCGAGCTTGTTGTTGAACAGCGTCGCCTTGCTCTCGGTAGACCCCATGGCGTTCTTGAAGGACTCCATGACCTCGCCCTCGCCCATCGCGGCTTGAGTGAGGCGGTCCATCTCCTCGCGCACGGCCTTCGCTGCCGCGGCGACCTTCTCGTCGTCGGTGCCCTTCGTCGTGTTGTACGCGTCCTGAAACACCGTCTGAAAGCCGCCGACGACTTTCTTCGCGCCCGCGTCGGCCACGAGCTTGTTCATCTTGTTCGGATCGCCCTTCGTCTTTACGAGGGCGTCGACGATGAGGTCCCGCGGATCGCGAAACTTCCCCGTCTCCGTCTTGCTCATGACGTCGATCCCGAGCGCCTTGAACGCGTCGAAGCGCGCGGTCTTCGAGAACGTATTCGCGAAGCTTTGCACGGACGTCGCTGCCTGCGTTGCGCTCGATGCGCCGCCGCGTTGCCGCGCTTCCTGCGCGAAAGCGCCAAAGATTGCGAGGTTCTTCGCGCCACCACCCTCGAACTTGCCGGTCGCGGCGCCGATCTTCGCCATCTGGGTCGCGAGGTCTTTCACCTCCACGGCACCGAGCTTTCCCTGCCCGGCGATCGACTTCATGACGTTGACGATCGCCAATCCCTTGTTCGGGATGTCGCCGAGCGCGGAGTAGACGTCGCCGGCGGCGTCGACCATGTCCTCGAGATTGGTGCCGGTCGCCTTCGAGAGGACGGCGAGGTCAGCGAGCGCATCGCGGCCTGCCTGAAGATCGCCCGTTTTGCCGGTGAACGCCTGAAGGCCCTCCATGATCTTCCCGGGGTCGAAGGCGGTCGATTCGCCAATCGAGCGCGCCTCGGCCACCAGGCCGGCAGAGGATTGGCGTGCGCCGTTCGGGCCTTGCGCGCCCGCCATGAATCCGGAGTTGGAGAGCGCGATCGCGCGGCTCTCGAGGCTCGTGTTCGCGGCGACGGCCGAACCGATGTCGAGGTTGACGCCGGTGCCGCCGATGATGTCCATCGCGACGTCCTTGGTAAACCCAAGGGCGCGGCGGCCTCCGGAATAGGCGGCGCTGCCGACAGCGCTTCCGATGCGCGACGCGCTTCCGCGATACCGCGCAAGCGTGCGCTCCTGGACTTTCTGCCTGCGATCGAGGTCCTTTTCGGCTTCGCGGAGGTACTTCGCGTCGAGGTTCGCGCGCTTCTTCGCCTCCTGATCGCGAATGCGCGTAATGAGCTTGTCCGCCCTCTCCATCGCCGCGACTTTGGCTTTCGCGGCGTCCTCGGCGGCTTTCTTCTCGTCGGCCGCCTCCTTGACGGCGGCCTTGCCAGCCATCTTCGAGGTGTTGTCGATGATCTTCTGACGCTGCTTCTGGATCGCCTGGAAGACCTTCACATGGGCGTCGGCCTGCACCGTGAGCTCGCGCTTCGTAGCCTGCGTGCCTTGAGCGGCGACGCCCGCGGTGGTCTTCTGCGCCGCCTTCGCCGCGGCGATCGTGGTCTTGAACGCCGCCGAGACGCTGTTGTCGACAGCAGCGCCGACACGAATCAGCAAGTTCGGCACGGCTAGCCTCCGAGCGTCTCGAGCTCATCGAGCACAAACGCGATCAGCCGGCGGATGCGCTTCGCGCGAAACGCCGGCATTCCGTCGATAATCTCCGGCGTCACGAGCGCGGCACTTACGAGCGCCATTTCCTCGTCATCCGCTTCGCGATGCACCGGGCTCGTCTCGAACGCGAGCCGCTCGATTTCTTGCCAGACACTCTTCGCGCCTTCGCTCGTGAGCTTCGTCCGGACGTCGTCCTCCGGCGTCGGAAAGAACGGTTCAAAGACATTCGTGGGCGAGCACATCCCGGCGGCGCAAAGCTCGCGCACCAACGCATCGTTGAAGGTGTCGATGCGTCCGTCGGACGCTTCGTTAGGATGAAGCTCCGCCGCCATCTGTGCGGCGTTCGCACGCGCAAGCGTGTACTCGTAGTCGCTCGGCACCCGCAATCCGATCGTCGTCGGCTTCGTCGGGCGCGCTTGCCATGCGTCCATGAAGATCGAGGGCGGGAAGTCCTTCGTTCGCGCCGGCGTGCGGAACGCTGCGCGCTGAGCGGCGAACGCGCTCATACCTTTATGTCCCCGCGGGCGATGAGGAAGAGGGTGACTTGGGCGTCTGTGAGGCTAAAAGCTGGCTCGCCATACGCCGCACAAAGCTCCACTGCAAGCCGGGCGCGGTCTCGGCGAAAGGGCCGATATCTCCCTCCGCGCACTTGGCGATCAGGCGTACGTAGTCTGCGGTCGACATCGACCGCGGGCGAGGCGACGACTCGCTTTGGAATCGCGCCTGCTCTTCCACGATCATCGCGATGTGGTCGCGCGTCAGCGCATGGTCGGTGAGGACCTCGTCGACGCTCGCGAAGTAGGGCGCTGGCGCGGTTTCTGGCGAATCGTGATCGACGCACGCGAGGAAGACGGTCACCGCGCGCTCGAAGCGATCGTAGACCTCAGTGCCCGGCGCTGGATCTAGAAGCCCCTTCTCCTTCGAAAGGCGGACGGCTTCGGACGCTATTTCGATGTCGTCGTCGTTGCCGAGGACGCGAACATCGAACTCCGCGGTCTCCTCGCCAACGCGAAGACGTACGAGCTTCCGAGCCCGACGGCCTTTCTTGAGCGCAGAGAATCGCATGGCCTAGATGACCGTGGGCTCGCCTGCGACGAGGTCGAAGCTACCTTCGAGCTTTCCGTTCGAATCCCAGTCCGCCGAGCCGTCGCTCATCTTGCCGGTGATGGCGTACGACTTCGAGTCCATGACGAACTGCGCGGTGACATCCTTCTTCGAGAAGACGGCCTCGAAGATGCGCGCCTTCATGCCGGCGCGCGGAATGACGGTCTTGAACGAAAGGTCCGAGACGGTCTGGCCGACCATCAGCGCAATGCCGTCGGTGACGATCGTTCGCGAAACGCCGTTGTTGAACTTGATCGTCCCACCTGTGCTTTCACCGACTTTCACCTTGTCGATGAAGAGCGAGATCGACGTCACGACCGCGTTGTTAGCCATAGGCGCGCCTCATCGCGCCGGGCATTCCGGCGCGTTCGATTACGAAGTTGGGATTGGGGCGCGCCGTGAGCGCGCGAGGGAGCGCTACGGCTGGATCGAGCGGACGTTCACGCCGAGCTGGTAATTGAGCGGCGTCGCGACGACCGGCTCCTCCATCATCAGGCGCTTGCCGGTCTTGTCGTAAACGACGGTCGGCGGGTTCTCGGCGGTCTCGATTGCCCACCCATTACCCTCCCAATCGGCGTGCTCCGACATGACGAAGCGCTTCCAAAGGTCGGGGTAGATGACGTCGCCCGGCGGATCGGGATCGTCCGGGCCCGGGTTCGGGCGCACGTGGATGTAGACGGGCAGGATCTCGTCGTTCCAGATCTGGCCGCCGCGCTGCCGCGCGTACTGGCCCATCGTCGGCACGTTGATGTCGAGGCATCGGAAGTCGGACGAACTGCCATTCTTCGAATACGTGCAGATCCCGCGCACGACGACGACCTTGCCGTCCTCGGTCGTGCGAAGCGGGGTGACGCCGGACTGGAGCGCGGCGTCGAGGACGGTGATGCCCGGCCAATCGCCGCGATAGACCTGCGGCGCAGCACCCGGGACCGGCGTATTGAGGTAGCGCGGGCTCGGGTTCGCTTCCTCCGTCGTCGCACGCGTCGCTGCGTGAATGGCGGCGAGCTCGCTCGGGTGCGTCTCGGAGTTGAGCAGCCAGAGCGCTTGCATCAGCGGCTCGTTCAAGGATGACTGCGTGAGCGATTGCGCCGCGGAGAGCGTGGTGTTCGTCGCGTAGACGAGCTGCTCGAGGTTGCCGACGAGCGCGCCGGACTGCGAAAGCAAGTGCGCTTGCCAGGCTTGGAGCGACGTCGCGTCGTTGGAGGCCGGTGCAATGCGGTCGTATTGGGCCGTCGCAACAGCCGCGAGCAGCGACGTATAGGACTCGGTGCCGACGGAGCCGCCGGACAGCGGGACGGCGCCGCTGGCGAGGGCGCTGCCGCCTGCAAGGTTCGACGTCACGCCGGACGCGAGGCCGGTCGCGTCCTGCGCGAGAATGTACTGGTTGCCGCGCGCGCCGAGCGTATCGACGGTGATCGTGACCACGCCGGCCGAGGACGTGGCCGCCATCGGGAGCTCGGGGTTCGCGTTGAACGCGTCCCGAATGACCGCCGCGGCTTGCGTGACCGTCGACCCGGCGGGGACGGTGCCGGTCACGAGCACACCGGCGAACCGGTAGGCAAAGGTGTAGGCGGCGGTCGATGTCCCGGCGATCGTGATCGTTGCCGTGGCGGCTGCCGGGCTTCCGGTGTCGGCGACGGCGCACGCGAAGATCGTGGCGCTCGGGTTTGCGCGGACGGCGGCGCGGATCATCCGGGCGAGCTCGCCGCGGTAGCCGAACTGCATCGAATCGCCTTCGGAGTAGATCGGGTAGATCGTCGCGACGGCGGCGGTGGAGTTCGAGCCCATTCGCCCGACGAGGAGCACGCGGCGCTGGAACAGATTTCCCGCCGGCTTGCCGCCGACGAAGATGTTCGAACCGAAGTAGCCGGGGACCTTGTTCGTGGAAGAGAAGCCGGCGACGACGATGATCGGATCGGTCACGAGGCACCTCCGGCGTGCGTGGCGTCAGGTGGGGGGTAGGTCCCTTCGGGGGCCGGCAGCGCCAGGATGGCCACACCGGTCGCGCCTTGGGCCGGTTCCGGCGCAGCGTCGGGCTTCAGCCCGGGCAGTCCGGCGAGCGGCGTCGTGAGGCACGCGGCCTCCTTACCGGTCTCGGCCTTGAACGCCTTGCACGCCTTGTCCTTCGCCGCCGCGAGCGCATCGCCCACCGGCACGAACTTCAGGCCGCATTCCCGCGCCGTCGCTTCATCGGCCGGCAGAAGCTCGCCGTGCCGGATCGCGTAAAGCAGGTGCGGCGACGCATCCAGCTCCACGGGGTCGACGTCGTCGAACTCGAAGCGCCAGAGCGGCGCCTTCGCAAGCCCGGCGATCATCGCGCCGACGTTGGGCTCGCGGTGATTCGGGTCGGCTTTTACGAGCCGCGCGCCGATGAATGCGCCGGGCACGCCCTCGTGCTGAAACGCGCCGTTCGGATTGCCGTCCGCATCGAGCGACGCATAGGGGTTCGGCAACACGCGAATTCGTGCCTTCATGCGGATCGTCTCCGTGAGTGAGCGCCCGGGGGTCGGGCGATATCGAATGAGCGGCCGCTACGTGCGGTCGAGCGTGTACGTGCCGAGCGTGAGCGGCGGATCGTCGCCGCCGGTCGTCACGGTGGCGTGGAGGCCGACGAGCGTGGCGTTCCGCGCGGGGTCGACGAGGAGGCGCTCCTTCACTTCGAAGAGCGCCTCGAAGGACGGGTAATTCATGGGCTCGAGCCCTTCGACCTTGATGGCGAGGGGCTTCCGAACGGCGCCGCGGGAGAGCCGGAGGCGGAAGAATTTGCCGAAGGTCGCGAGCGAAGAGCCTTGATCGGCCGCGTTCTCGTCCGCGTCGCCGGCCACGATCCACGCCGGGTCGCGATTTGCATCGATGAGCGCGCCGGCCAGGTGAAAGAGCTTCGAGGCGAAGCGCACGCGCGAGGAGGTCTTGTCCTGCGTCGCGCTCGGAAGCACCCACAGCGCACGGATCGTCTCCGTCGTGAGGGTCCAATCCTCGGCGAGCTGCTCAATCCCGGCGTTGCCGTCGGACGAGCGAAAGAGATAGAGCGCCGGCAGATCCTTCTGGTTGAAATCGTCGAGCTCGGGGTCGTGCTCGAAGACGTGGCCGATCGGCGCCGTTACGGCCGGCGGGCTCGCGTTCTGGAACATGAGCGTTCCGAACTCCACCGAGAGGCGCGCGTTGATGGCGGCGCGGAGGTACGAGCCGAGATACGAAAGGAGCGGATCGGAAGCGGAAACCGCGACAGTGACGGGCGCGCCCGGGGCCGCAGTGATGGGGATGGCTTGGGCGCCGAAGGATTCGGTCACGTCAGCACCGCATTCCCGGCTTGTTGGGGATGAAGCTCGGCTTCGAATGAACCGCGTCGAGCTTCGCCTGCTCGGCCGACCCGCCAGCGCTCGGGTCGATCTCGTGCACAAATACGAGCGCGAGGTGCCGCTTCACGATCTCGAGCTGCTCGGGCGTCATGCCCTTCGGATCGGCAAGCTCGATCGCGCCTTGCAGCCAGAAGCAAAAGTCGCGAGAGGTCATCCGCCGAACCCTTCGTCGAAGGCGAGACCGCAGTCGGAACAGCGCCAGTGCCCACAGCGGTTCGGCGCGCAGCAATGGTTCATTCGTCGGTGACCGCAGGGCCGCGGCAGGACGGCGTTTTGCGACGGGCGATTACCGAGGTCGCGAACGCCCTGGCGTGTGAGCTTCGGGGGGCCGAAGGATTCGACGGTCACGCAGGCACCCATCGGCCTTCGCGAATGAAGCCGTGGTGACCGCATCCTCGGCAGAGGAGCGAGGGGGATAGCGTCAGCGGCTCTCGCTTCTCGACGGTCCACCCGCCGGGGAAATCCCATGACCCGCCAACAAAGTGCGCCCAGCCGCTGCACTCCGAGCCGTCCGGACGCGGGTGGTAATACTCGACACCGGCCGGCTCCCCTTCGTACGACACGCGTACGATCGAGACGCCGTGGCCGATGTCCTCGCGCTTGGAGCGCTCGCTCACGCCGCCTCCTCCAGAATCCGCTGCCCCGCGAAGACGCCAATCTCGAGCTCGCGGTAGATCACGCGCTCGGCCTTCTGCATCGCAGGGCCCGCGAACGGATAGGCCTTCGAGCCCGGGTGGTTGACGTAGCGGAAGTGCACGAGCACGCCTTTCCACCGGAACGTGAGCGTCGGATTGCCCACGATCATGTGCGGCTCGGTGCCGTTCTCGACGAAGCTTGCATAGCGCTGCGGCCACTTCATGACCGCGACGGAGCCGCCGGGCGCGCTCGCTTCGAGGTAGCTCGTCGCCGTCCCCGTGAGCTTGCCGGTCCGATCGGTGTACGCGTGCTTCGCCTTGGCTTCGGCGACGCCTTCGCGTGCGCCGGCTTCGGCGGCACGGCGGGCGGCGTCCGAGAGCGTGACCTCGATGCGGCGGAAGTCCCGTTCGAGCTCGGGGATGCCGTCGACTTCGATGGAGAACATCAGACCGCTAAAGCAGCCCGACCAGGCTCGTCGCCGTCGTGCCCGTCGCGTAAACGCGCACGGCCGTCACGGGAAGGATACCGACCGGCACATTCGCAAACGTCGCGGAGGAGCCGTCGGCCATTCCGACTTTGATGTTGCCGGCGACGCCGACCCAAAGGGAGCGGAACGGGCCGGCGGGATCGTCCACGGTGTCGCTCAGCGTCGGCGCCGCGCCGCCCACGGCGGGCGAGTCCCATTGCGGGCGCGCGCCGCCGAAGAACTTCTGGAGAATGCTCGCCATCAGAAATCACCCATTCCGTCGATGAAGACCTTGGGCTTCGACTCTGGATTGTTCGCATCGCCCGAGCGCGCGTAGGCGACGGCGTTGTGCGCGGGCGGGAGCAGCTCGGAGTCGAGCTGAATCTTCCCGTCGCGAAGCTTCTCGAGGATGTCGACCGCGTCCGCGAGGCGCTTCTCGCCATTCGATCGCACGTATTCGGGGTGCCGCATCTCGGCGAGGGCTGCGGCGACGTCGATGGTGAGGAAGCGCACGGCGTCGGGCACGTTGCCGGCCGAGTCCGCTACCGGAATCCGGTAAAGCTCGGCCAGGTACATGTTCACGCGGCTTGTCGCTTCGACCATGAGCTGGTCGATCGGGTCCTCGTCTCCTTCGCCGGAGCTGTCGTCGTCGAAGATCTGGTCGACGACCTTCTTGCTCAGCGTGCGCTCGAGATCTGCGCGCGTCGCGTAAGGGGTCGTCGCCACAGGTCAGCCCGCGTCGACGGCTTCGACGTTGTCGCCGAGCGAATCGGCTTCCGTGATCGGGATGTCGGCGATGCGGCCGGCTTCGTAGATCTTGTGCCCAACCTGAATCGGCGAGACGACTTTCACGCGCCGGAAGCCATTGGCGACGGGGCCGGTCGGCGCCGCCGTGGCCTTCGCCGCGAGCGATTGTGGCTCGGGCGGGGCTTCGCCGGCATCCTCGCCCGCGGCCTGCTTGCGCGCATGAACGTCGCGCGCCTGCTCGCGAGCGATATCGATGTTCGGGTCGATCGACGTGCCGGCCGCAACAGGGGCGCCGGTGCCAATCGTCTCGGGCGGGTTCGGCGAGTTCGGCGTGCCGGTCTGCACGTCGGTGCCCGTCTGCGGATCGCCCGCGGCCGACGTCTGCGGCCGGTCGCCGCCGGCAATCCCCGCCTTCGCGTCCTTTTGCTCGTCCGATTGCGGCTTCGGCTCTTGATCGTCGGGGCTTCCACCCGGCGCTTGGCTCTTGTTCTTGCTCATGGAGGTGTCCCTTGCGAGCACGGCGTTGCGTGCGCGTTATGCAATTCGCGGTTACGCGACTACGAACTTCAGCCGACGGGCGTTGTGATGAGGAAGCCCGAATCGCCGGCGACGACCTTGTGGTCCTCGTTCACAGCCGATTTCAGGTAGTAGCCGCCCATCGTGCCGAGCGACGGGTCGAACCAGTCGTTCGTCTGGATACCCTTCCAGCGGAACGTGTAGCCGAACGAGACGCTCCGAAGGCTGGGCGTGGTTGCCACGCGCACGACGCCGAAGACGTCGGGCCAGATGCGGGCGTAGCTCGCGGTTTGCGCCTCGTTCGCGGTGTCCTTGCGCGCGTCCGAGACGAGGATGTCGTCCAGGCCGAAGAACTTCGCGATCATCGCTGACGTGGCAAGCCCGGGGGCCGTGCCGCCGTACTTGAACAGATCCAAGATCGCCGGGTGCCGCGAGAGCACGTTCATGACGTTCAGAGACGTGAACCCGATGACCTTCGAGGCCCCGCGGCCGGTCCACAGGTTGAACGTGGCGTTCTGAATCGCGCCGATCGGGTCACCGCCGCTCGAGGAATCCCAGCGCGAGCCCGCGGCCAGCGCGATCGTGTTCGAGCCGTAGTTCGCGAGCGTCGTCATCACGGCCGCGATGCGAAGCTCCTCACGGAAGGCGATGCCCTCGGCGAGGTTCGCCGTCGCGTCGACCATCTCGTCGAGCGGCGCGTCCTGGTTCGCGAGCGTTTCGCCGTCGACCCATTCTTTGTAGCCGTAGCCTTTGGCCGAATAGGTGTCGGTCTTCCGGTTCTCGTTCAGCTCGTTCGGTGAGCCACGTGCCCCAAGCTCGTCGTCCGGGTACGCCAGGCGCGAGCGCTTGTCGTAGACGAAGTAGCTGTTCGATTTGTGGGGAACGTCGACGACCGGCAGCAGCTTCGTGCCGATGTAGAGGCCGTTCGCGTACTGCACCGACACGTTCGTGAGCGCGGTGTTGAAGTGCACCTGGCCCGAAAGCGTCTTGTGGCGGCAAAGCTCGGCGTTCACCGCCTTCACGAGCGCGACGTGCTTCGGGTCACGCGACCGAATGAGGGCCTTTAGTCTTTGGATGTACGGCGTTTCGACGGTCGCATTGGGCGAGAGTGACATCGTGGGAAGTCCTTTCCTCGGGGCGAGGGGACGGGCGGTGGGAGGGGCCGTGCCCCGCGGAAATCAGGAGATCGACGTCTGGCCGAGGCGAATGCCGACGAGGTCGCCGACGACGCCGGTTTGTTCGGCCCAGCCAACCGCGTTCTCGCTCGTGGCCGCGGCAGCGACGCCGTCCGCGACGAGCTTCACGCGAACGCCGCGCGTGACGCCGCCAGTGCCGACGATGCACGGAATGATTGGGCCGGGGCCCATCGTGCAGATCTGGACGCGCGCCGCGCCACCGAGGACGGTCTCCATCGCAACGCCGTAGGCGACGAGGTCGTCACCCGCGCCGGCATTCGTGACCTCGGTGTCGGTCGTTCCGAACTTCACGAATCGGCCCGCCGTCATGTCCGTGGACGTGGCGGAGAGCTTGCTCTTGATGATTGCGTTCTTGAGATCCTGGGTGGCGCGAACGGCCATGGTCGTGACTCCTATCTTCGTGCGGGGCACACGAGGCCGTTGCGATGCGCGTCGTTGCGCTCGCTCCTACCCGTGCGAAAGGAACTTGGAATTGGCGCGCGATGGGCGCGCTCGTTCGGAATCGAGCGCCGGATTACGAGAGGGCGAGCGAGGCAAGCTCGTCGCTCGCGCCCGTGCCGCCGCCGGTCGTTGGCGGAGCACCACCGTCGGCCGAGCGCTGCGCGATGATCGTCGCGCCCATCGCCATGTCGGAGCGGCCCTTGATCGCCGCGATTTGCTTCGCGTAGATCTTCGGGTTCTCGGCCGCGAGCTCGAGGAGGGCTTCCTTCTCGGCGGGCACGATCTTCACGCCAATCAGCGCGTCGAGCTCGGCGCCGGCGAGGCGCAGGTCAGCGTCTTTCGCGGCTTTCAGCGCAGCGTCACGCTCTTCCGTGAGCTTTGCGCCCGTCTTTTCGGCGGCCGCGAGCTTCTCGCGCAGCATGACAATGTCGGCGGCGAGCACGTCGGCCTTGTCGGCCTTGTCTTTCGTCGCCTTGATCGCGCCAGCGATGTCGTTCTCGGTGGCGGATGCCGGTGCGGCGAGGGCGAGCATTGAGGCAAAAAGCGCGAGATTCGGCATGAGATGGTCTCCGTTTGCGGACGCGCCGCGCGTATCGGTGGGGGTTTCGCCCGCGCGTGCGTGGGCCTTGCTCTTCATCTTCGCGAGCGCTTCCGGATTGGCCGGAATGGGCACGACGCTGATTTCGTGAAGCTCGTTGTCGGCAAGGACGTAGATCTCTTTGCCGTCGCGCTTCTCCATGCGCACTTCGTTCGGGCGGAAGCCGACGGAGACGGCGCGGAGTGCGCCTTCCTTCACGCACTGCCAGACCTGCTCGGCCTTCGGATTGGCCTCCGCGCCGAGAAAGCGCACGTCGACTTCGAGAGCGCCTTTGACGACCTCGCAGCGCGTGGCCGAGCCGATCGGAAGCTCGCGGGAATTGTGGCCAAAGAGAATGACGGGGTTCGACTTGAAGCGATCGAGTCGCCACGACTGCTCGACGATCTCGTCGTACGAATCGACGGCGTCGGTGCTCGCGATGAACGTCACCGTGCGCGTCTTCTCATCGAGGGTGCGGAGGCCGATGGCGGCCGCGCGCGTGACGAGGTCGGCGTCGGCTGCGCCCTTCGTGCGGTAGTCGGTCATCGGCGCTTTCCCTTCGCCTTCACGGCATCGCGAAGCTTCGTGGCGTCGACCGCGCGGTGCTCGCGCGTCGTACCCTCCACGGTCTGCGGCGTGCGCTCGTGCGACGGCTCTTCGTCACGCGTCGCGGGCGCTTTCTTCGCGGTCTTCTTCGCGGCCATGGCCTCTGCCTTTCTTCGGTTTCGGCTTCGCCGGCGGCGCATCGCCTTCGGCCGCGGGGTCGGTTGCATCTGGATTGGCGGCGTTCGGATCGGCGTCGGCCGAGTCTTCCTCCGGCGCGCCGCCGACGCACTCCTCGCCCTCCTCGGGCTCGGGAATGCCGCACTGCTCCCAGATCCAGCGCACCGGCACGCGCACGCCGGAATCGGTGAGGTTCTTGATTCCCGCCGAGAACGTCGTGAGGTCGGCCGCGTCCTCGGTGACGAGGCGAAAGATGGGCGGCCGCACGTCGCCGCCGAAGTTCATACGCGTCATCGGCTCGACGACGTCGCGGCCAAAGTCGTTGGCGACCGCCTTGGCGCGGCTCGCGCGCAGGTCTTTGCGAACCTCGTTGTGCACTTGCCCAAGGGCGAGCGCGCCGACGCGGCCTTGCTCAGTCGTGAGCGTTTGGCCGAGCACGGCTTTGCTGATCTCGCTCGCGACCACGTCAAACAGCTCGCGGTGCATCGATTGCCCGGACGACGCGGCGTTCTTTGGCCAGTCGATGTCGACTTGCACGTCGTCGGGGTACGCGCCGACGCCGCTCGAGGACATGCCTTCGAGCATGGCGACGAGCTCGTCGATGGTGTTGTCGTCCGCATTGCGCGGGTACTTCGCGCGGCGCCACGGCTTCCAGGCGATCTCGCCGAGCTTCAGCCAATCGCTCATCGCCCAATTGCGGAAGAGCGCGGCCCACATGAGCGGGCGCACGAGGCCTTCCCGGCACGGCACGTCGCCGTTCACGCGCGGCTGGGAGACGATGAAGCGATCGGGGTAAGCCTCGGCGATGTCGATGCCCGGGTAGGCCATCCCGCCGTTCTCGTCGTACCAACGAAGGCGGCCGTCGAAGTCGCCGTAGATGAACCGGCGGTGCGCGCGCGGAAGAATCGCCTCCGGCACGAGCGACGCGCCGTCGCGCATCCACGTCATCTCGGACACGGAAAAGCTGTAGAAGACGGCGCCCGCATGGTGCGCGAGCGTCCGTCGCAAGTCGCGGTAGCCCTTGAACCAGGCTTCGACGAAGCGCGCGGCCTTCTTCTCTTTGAAGCTCGCGTCCTCGGGCGGGAGGATCTCCCAGTCGAGGCCGGCGATGGACTCCTCGGCGGTCGCGAGGACCGAAAGGAGATGGCAGTCCTTCTGCCGCGCCTCGTTCGCGAGGTCCATCAGGCCGGCCATTCGCCCGGTGTCGGCCATGCGAATGATCGCGGAGACTTCGAGCGGGGTAAGCGAGCCGCCGATGCGTTGGAGCTGCTGCCAGACCGGAAGCTCCGGCATGGCCGTCGTCCCGGCGCGGGGCTTACCGCGGCGTTCGACGACGGCCTTCGCCGCCGCCGCGCGGGACGACGGCGTGCGGGGTTTGCTCACCGAATCAGCTCAGGACGTCGACGGAGAGATCGATCGTGCCCGCGCCGGCCGTGAACGCGCTCGCGATGCGGTCAAAGCGGAGGGTGTCGCCGCCGACGAGCTGCACGATGCCGGAGTTTGCGAACTTCGTCCCGAGGGTGCCGCGCACCGCGGCCGGAGTTGCGCCGACCAGCGTGGCCGCGAGATCGCCCGAGGCGCCGCCGAGAAGGTCGCCCTTGGTGTTGTATGCGGCGTTCGAGGACGATGCGCCAATCGCGGAGGACGCGCCGCCCGAGAAGGACGTCGTCACCTCCCAGAGCACGCGCGTCAAGCGAAGGCTCATGCCGGTCGGTACGGTGAAGAGCACCGCGGCGTCGGCGGTCGCGAAGGTGACCGCAAACTTGAGGACGGGCGTTCGCGAGGAGCGGACCCAACGGCCGGAGCCGCTCGGCGGCGTGACGAAGAGCTGGCCGCTTGCGTCCGTCGTCGTGTTGGCCGCGTCGAAGATCCACTGCGAGCGGTCCGCCTTCACGAAGGCCGTCATGCCGTCGACCGGCTGCGCGAAGGCCGCGAGATCGGCCGCCGCGGTGAACGGGGCCGCGATCCGCGAGCCGATTTGCCGCGCGAGTGTTTCGCCGTATCCCATGGTCGTAGTTCCTTTTCGAGTTAGTAGCCGCGCCCCGCGCCAGCGAAGCGGTATTGCGACTTCGGCTTGATCGTGGGGATGCGCGTCGGCCGGGCGCGCCGAAGAACGTCGTGCGCGATGGCGGCCTGAAGAATCTTGTCGTCGTGCGCGCCGGGGCCGGCTTCGGCTTTGCCGTTGCGCTCGTTCACGATGAACGTGAACATCTCGCCGATCATCCCGCGGTCGGGCGTCGACCACTCGCCAGAGCGGTGCGCGCTTTCGAGCGCTTCGAGTGCCGCCGATCGCGACGTCTCGGTGTTCATCCACCCGAGCTTGTCGTCCTCGTCCATGAAGATGTTCGGGTAAGGCTTCGTGCCTTTGATGCCCTTCTCCGCATTCTCCGGAATCCCAAATTCGAGCGCTTGCAGCACAGCGTGCCCGTGATTGTTCCGCTCGACGACGAGAAGCGCGCCGTTGTACGCGTGCCCAATCTCGGCCAGCAGCTCGCCCATCTTCCACGTTGGGAATTGGCCGTGAAGCTCGGCGACATGCTCGCCGGTGCGGCGGTGGTAGACGCCCGCTGCGCCCGGGTCGCCGCCGGTGCCTTCGCTCGGATCGGCGACGACGACGTAGCTTTCGCCAAGCTCGGCGCGCTTCCACACGAGGAAAGCGCCGTGCATCTCCGTCGCAAGCGGCGGTCGGGTCTTGCCGAGGAGCGCCGTCGTGCGCTCACGGTCGAAGAAGCGGCGGCCCTTCACCATGAGGAAGGCCGTCTCGGGATCGGTCGGATATTCCTGGTCGACAAGCTCGGCGTTGCCGAACGACGACCCGACCTTGCCGCGGTACCACTTCAGCTTTTCCGGGGTGATCTCGCTCGGAAAGCGTTCGCAGAGCGTGTGCTCCTGCTTGGACTCGGGAACGACGCGCTCGCCCGGATTCAGCGCCGTCGCGTAGTCCTCTTTCATGAACCACGGGTAGAAGTGGGCGCGCCAGCCGCTCTTGCCCGCCGCCGCCGTCTGGTACTGCTCGTAGAAGACGCCCGCCGCGCCGTTCGGGGTGCATTCCGAGACGATCTCCGTTCCGAAGCGCGGTGCCGGAACGCACGCGATAAGCGCGTTCAGCGTCGCTTCCGCGAAGCCGTAGAAGGCGGTCTCGGTGAAGTGCAGCCGGTGGATGGTGCCCGAGCGGCCCTTCTTTTCGGCGGAGGACTGCGATTCGCCGGCTTCGATGATTCGAAGCGAGCGGTCGCCGATGATCCATTCCGAGGTCGAATCGGTCGAGAACGCCAGGTCGACGCCTTCCGCGGCAAGCGCGTCGAACATCAGCCGGAGCTTGCCGGCGATGTTCTTCAGCGCGATCTGCTTCTCGGTGGTCTGGCAGACGATGACGACTTTCGCGCCTTCGCGGACCAGGAAGAACCAGACGTCGCGGGCGAGCTCGAAGGTCGTAAAGCCGATTTGCCGCGGCTTCAGAACGACGTCCCGCGGCGTGCGGGCGGCGTCGTACTCCCGCTGGATGCGGTTCGGTTGCAGTTTCACCCGCGCGCCGCCGTCGTCGATGATGTCGAGAAGCGCGCAGAAGCCTAGGAAGTCGTCGGCGTAGCGCGCGATGAGGTCAATGCCCGGACGCTTGAGCGTTACCTGGGCGGCCTTCTTCGCCGGCGGCATCCTCGCCTTCCGAAGCGCCATTTGCGTCTTCTGAAGCGACCGGACGCGGTTGATAAGCGTAATCGCCGACATCGAGGACCTTGCTGGCTACGTCGAGGTTCCCGAGCCGTTCGATCGCCCGGGAGACGACCTCGATGTGCTCCACCTGGTCCGCTTTCCCGAACAGCACCTCGAGCCGGTCGATGCCCTTCCGGATGCAGCGAATGCGCGTCTGTTGCCAGCTCGCGTCGGCGGCACGCTTCTTTTCGAGGAAAAGATCAGAAAGGGAAGCGTCGGTCGACATTCGGCGCCGGTAATTCCCGATGGTCTTTTCGGTGATACCCCACGATTCCGCTGTTTTCCGATCGCCGAACTGCGCGGCGTCCACAAGGATCCGGGCGGCGCGGTCAGGATCGTAGCCTCCGGCCGCCATGGCCCTAGCGCGCCCGCCCGACCGGCGCGGCGAGCCCCGTGACGCCGAAGACCGCGTACACGACCCAGCCGAGCGCAAGGACGGCGATGACGGCGATCGCGATGGTCTTGACGCGCGGCTCCATTGGGATAAACGCGAGCGCGACGCCGGCGACGATGAGCAGGAGGAGGAGGCCGACGATGGTCATGCGAGCCTTTCACGGCGGGTCAGCGATCGCCCACCGAATCCGCACGAGGCGCTCGCCGCACTGCGGGCAGCCCCGGGTGACGTTCGCGTAGGCCTGCCGCGAACCGGCGACCTTCAGCACGCGGACAAGCTCGCCGACGTCGCGCATCTCGCGCGGCCGAAGACATAGCCCGCACGTGACGCGGCAGAGGGCGGCGAGAAATCCGGGCACGGTGGCACGCGCTCCCGCCGCGCCCCTCGCCCGATCAAGCCCGCGGGGTGGGATGCGGGGCCGACGGAGGGGGACGAGGCAGGGAGGGGAGCCCGCGGCGGCGCGCGGGCCGTCGGGAGGAGCCTTCGCCCCGTCGTCCGCCGCGTGCTCCTGCGCCTTTACGCACGCCGGGGGTGGCCGCGGTGTCCGCACTTTGGGCAGATATTCGGTTTTCGCCGTTTGGACTCGGCCAGCTCGCGGGCCTTCGCGGCATCCCTCGCGCGCTTGAACCGATCCGCGCAGGTGATGCACATCGGATCTTCGGCGCCGGTCGGGATGCATTCGCAGTGCATCGGCGTGCCGCAGCGCGGGCACGGTTTCGGCGGGATGCAAGGGCCGTAGGCGATTCCCACTATTCCCCCGGCGTCGTCAGCGCGCCGAGGATCAGCCGGCCCATTGGGGTCGCGGTGAACACTTTGAAGCGCTTGCCTCGGCTATCCACGAAAACCTCTTTGCACGCGAGCCCACGCACGTAGAGCGTTTCTGCGATCACGCGCTCGCGCGCCGTAAGCGGGTGGCTCGCGTCGATATTCCCGATGCCGTGCAGCCAAACGCCAGCGCGGAGAAGGTCAATCTGGGCCGCGGTCAGCCCGCGCATCACCGCCTCGACGGCCGCTTCCGCACCCCGTGCTCCTTCAGCCAGGCGAGGACGCGCTTCGCGTCGTCCGGCGCATAGCCGGCGACATAACGGCCGCCTCCCACCCGGATCGTCCGGAGCTCGTAAATCTTCTGGGCGATCTCCCACGCGCGTAGCTCGTCGAGAAGTCCGCCATCGTCGAAGACTCGACCATCGCCGTCGGGCAACGCTGCCCCGCAGACATCGATCCACACGAGATCGACCGCTTCGACCGTCACGCGCGGCTTCGACGTCACGCGAGCAAATCCTCACTTCCGTCGCGTCGCATCGCACGGAACGCGCGGATGTCGATCCACCAAAAGTCGCCGAATCGCTTGCTCGCCGGCAGCTTGCCGCGCTCGCACCATCGCCGAAGCGTGCGCTCCGAATAGGGCACGAACGCCGCGAACGTCGTCAATAGGATCCACCGATGCGCAAGAAGCTCGCTCAGTGTTTCAGGCGCGAGCACGGCGCGCCCCCTTCCGATTCCAGCTCTCCACCCAGCCGGCGAGTGCGATCTCCGCATCGGCGAGCAGCAGCGCCGCGACGTTCCGCGCGCGCTTGGCCTTGCCGGTGCGGAAGGCGTTCACCATCGAATCCTCGCCCGCGTTGTCGACGGCCGGCGCGCCACCGTGCGCCGCCGCATAGCGGTACACCGCGACGAGCCCCGACTCCGATCGCTGCGTCGCCCACGGCTGGTAGGCGCGCATCACTCCGACAACGGCCGCGCCTTCGACGAGCTTCGCGTGCACGGCAAAGCGGCGAATCGCGGTGAGTCCCTCGCCCATTCGAAATAGGTTCGGGCATGCGCCGAGCTGGTCGACGCAGCGAATGACGGCCGCTTTGGCGAGCATCCGCATCTCGGCGCCGTCGCGAGCGCGTACGTAGTCGGTGCCGCTTCGCCCTTCCCGCGCTTTATCGAGCTGCGCGCCGAATGCGGAGGAGACCATCGTCTCGCTCGAGAGGTGCTCGAGGACCTCGTAAAGGTCGACTCGGGAGCCGACGAGGTGTGTGCCACTCGCCGGCGCCGCCGGCACCCGCATCGCATCGCTCATCGTCCTGCTCCCTTCCGGCGCCAGGTCCCACCCCGACGAGCCGTCAAGATCTGAGATAGCGCAATGGCACAACTTGTGGCACCAATTGTGCTGATGGCACCCAGCTAATTGGCACAGCACCCGGGAGGTGCGACATGACGCTCGAAACGACGACCGAGATGCTCGACTCCGATCCGAACCCTCACCGCGGCGCGGCCTTTCGCGCGGCACAGATCGTCGGGGTTCCCGTCGAGACCTTGCTCCGGGTGGCGGCCGCGAATGGCGAATCAGCGCTGACCGCACGCGATTGGCTGCGACGGGTGCTCGAGGCGGACGCGCGGCGGGCGGCGTGAGAACGCGCCGCATGCGCCGGAAGCTCGAACACCGGCGCCTTGGCTGCGGCCCGTACACCTGCGACTGCATGTGCCACGACATCGATCGGAAGGGCGGCACACCGATGCGCGATCGTCGGCGTGTCGCCATCGGGCGGGAGGAGCGGCGCGGGTGAGTCTAGGCGAGTGGCGCTTCGGGGTCGCGAGCGAGAACGTGGCGGACAGCGACGAGGGAACGCTCGAACAACGAGCCCAGCGCGCACGCCTGCGCATCCGCTGCGATCACCGCGACTTCGCCGAGACCACCATCCCGCTCGCGGTACTTGCCGAGTTTCTTCGCCGCGCCGGGTACGCGGTCACGAATCCGCGCGGACAGCCTGTACGCCGACGATCCTGATTCGCGCATTCGCGCTAACCTCTTTATCGCCCGTCCCCCCGAACGCGAATCAGCCGCAAGGCTAACGCTTCTTCCGTCGCCGGCTTTTGGGGAGCGGCGGACACGGTAGCGATCCGGGGGACGGGCTCTTTATTTGGCCGCCCTGTCCGGACCTGCGATTCGTCGCCGCATGGCGAATATCAAAGTAGGCGACGTCGTAAAGCTCAAGTCCAGCTCCACGGGTCCGTACATGACCGTCTCGCGCCAGCTCGAGGCCAACGACTTCGTCTGTATGTGGTTCAACGAGAAGAAGGTCGAACGCGACACCTTTCCCGCGGAAACGCTCGAGAAGTCGAACGGGTAATTCGGTACGGAGAGAGTTTGAAGTGGCCGGGGCAACCCGGCCGGCTTCATCAATCCAACTACCGCCGCGACATTACGCAAAACGCGAAGAGCGCGAGGCTGCACAGGAAGAGCAGCGCCACCATCCGAAGGCACCCGCGCGCGTTCGCCATCGGATCCAAAAACTCGCCGGTCGCGCCTTCGGTCATTTGCACGGACGCCGCCTTCATCGGCCGGCCACAACCCGGACACGCCGGGGCCGCATCGGAAACCTCACGCCCGCAATCCGGGCACGTCGTCAGCGCCATCGAAATCCTCCCATGGCGCGCGAGCATAGGAGGGCTGCGCGAGGCGGCCCACTATGCGGCGATCAGGGCTCCAGGCTCTCGAGCGCGTCGGCCATGGCTTCGAGCAGACGGGCGTCGTCATCCGTCAGGGTGATGCCGCCCAGGGTTCGTCTGTCCGCTCTGATAATGCGCGCTCGTTCGCGCTGGTATTCAATTTCGTTTCGACGCACGTCCGCAGGAAGCGCGCGCCATGCGTCGGCGGTGGGCTTAGCGCTCATCGCGTCCTCCGGTAATCACCGCGAGCCACCGTGCGCGCGTCGGGCAAGCGCGCGCACCAACGCCGTACTCGCCATTCGCAGCCGCTCATCAAGGCACCGCCGCCACCTAGGCCAATATGGGTCGATCGACGACCGCAACAAATACAGCGACGCCGGCTTTTGCTTGGCGCCAACTTCCAGGTTCTCACCATCTGGTCGCTGAAGTGCCGGCCGCTCACGTGCCGCCTCGTCGGTGATCGCCGCGTTCGATCGCTGCGCCGATGTCGCTATGCGCAGCGATCGAGCCCTCGAAGATCGGAAGATGCCTCCAGAAGACGCCGAGCCGCACGCTCTCGCGTAGGTCACGCTCGCGACGCTCGAGGAGCGCTACGATCTCGCCCTCGACCTTTGCTCGCGTCTCGAGACGCGCAGCCTCGACGAGATCAATCGCTTCTTTCAATGCAAGCGCCGCCGCTAGGGCGGACACGTTGCTTGGAAAAGCGTGCGAGCGTTGCTCCCATCGCGCGGCGAGGTCGCGAAGGCCGTCGATGCGGCTCATTGCGGCACCCGATGCTTTCCCGCTGCGATGGCCGTCGCGAAGGCGTCGAGCGCCTTGGCTTCATCCTCGAATTTGCGCGCTCGGAAATGGGAAGCGCCTTCGCGCAAGAACGCGACGATGACCGCCTCGCATTTCGCCCGCTCCTCGGCGCGGATTTGCTCCTCGGTCGTGGAGACGCCGGGAAGCAAGTCATAGGAGATAACAAATGCCCCCTCCGAGGTGACGTCACACCGGCGCGTCAGCACGGTCTCGAGCGCACGCTGTTGCTTTAACGCGCATTCGATCGTGTCGGCGACGCAGTCGCAATCGCCGTAGTGGTGCCGGGCGAGCTCACGCAGCGCCTCGATCGCCTTCTCGCGCGCGCTCATGCCCGCCCCGCTTTCATAAGCAATTCGCGTATCCGCGTTTCGCACGCGTCCGAGAGCTTGCCTTCGTTGCAAAGCTCGCCGTAGAGCCATTGCAATACGTTCGCGAGGTCGCGCTGCTCGCACGTGGCGTTCTTTGCCATCGCGAGCGATTCTTGCGCGCAGCCGAGCGCTTCACCGGTGCTCGCGTTCGCCTCGGTGAGCGCCTTCGACAGGCGACGAATCGTGATCGCGCAACCGACAAGCATGCCGGCCAAGGCGGCAGCGACGATGAGTGCGGCGAGGATCATCGCGCCACCTCCCGCGCTTCCGGCTGCTCGGCGGTCGCCATCAGCCAGCGATAGCCGCACCCTGAATTGCCATTTCCTCCGCAGCAAATGTGCAAGTGAGGTGTGGCCGGGCACATGAGCGTGCGTCGGCATCCGAGTCGCCGCCCTTCGCAGTAGCCCACGATTCGACCGTGCTTCGTTCGGCACGCGGGACATACCAACCAGCCGTTATCGCCTATGTCGAACGCGTAGATCCGCCACGCGTTCGGCGCCTTCGCGGGTTCGGCCGGCGTGGTTCGATAGGGCTCGCTCATCGCGTCACCTCCACGGGCAGCCACTGTTCCGCGCGCCTTACTGCCTCGGCGAGTGCTGCCGCAGCGTGCGGCCCTTCAAAGTCGGCCATGCTCTGAAGCGCCGGCAAGCCGCCGTCGATAGACGCTCGCACTTCGGCGCGGGTTGCTCGCCGTCCTTCGGCCCACCAGAACACTTGCTCGGGATCGCCGAGGTCAAAGAGTACGCCGTTGCCGACCTCGGAGACCTTGAAGCGCTTCGTCGACCACACGAGCGCAACACCCGGGTTGCGGGCGAGCCCAACGCCTGCCGGCGCGACACCGTCCGCCGGCAAGTCGTTCACCCGTCGACGCCGCTTGGGATCGGCCAGGAAGGGGCAGGCGCGAGCGGCGAAGTTCGCGCAATCGAGATGCGAGCCCGGTTCGGAGGACACGCGATTGACGGCGCACATCGGCCCGATGACGAACGCGGTATATGCGCCGAGCGGCTCACCGCAAAGCCAGCAGACGCGAGAGCGGATCGCGGTCTCGATCGCGCCGGCGTGGATGACACGGAAGTCCGGGGTGCCTTCGCCACGCCGGCGCGGCGCGCCATGCTCACTGAGCCACGCGACGAACCACGGGACCGGGTAGCCCTGAGCGCTCACGTGGAGACTGCGCATGCGATCGGGGAGCGGGATTGGGAAGGACCGCGGTGACGTCGCGCCGCCGATGCTTCGAGTCGGTTCATTCATCGCCTTGCCGTTCGCTTTCCGGACGCCTCTCCAGCGCCCAACAAATTCCGCCCATGCCACCCGAGGCGCGCCGCCAGAACGCGCCCGCCACCCCGCGGAGCCACTCCGGTAGCCCCCGCCGCCCCAAAGCCCCGCCTTGCCCCCGAAGCGCGCAATGACGGGCCGGTCACGCCGCCACCCGTCGCCACGCCACCCGCGATCCCCAGACCGCCAACCCGATCGCGTCGCGCTGATGCACGTTGGTCACCCCCATCCCGGTCGCGAACATCGGCAGCGCCCGCGCGATCCATTCGTCGGCCTTCGGGCGGGGCAATTCGACGCCCGCGATCTTCGGCGCCCTCGGGATTCGCCCGATGACACTCGCCCGCCACGTCCGCGCGTCGACCTTCCGAATCGGAATCTCGCGATCCCACGCCAGCGCCGACAGCTCGCCCGCGACGCCCATCGCCGCGATGAGCCCCGACACGCGGAACCGGTCGAACGCGCCGCCGACCGCCCATTCGAGTGCCAGCATCGCGACGGCGTAGCGGGCAAGCGCATCGTCGATGAACGCCGCCATGGCCTCGCACGAGGCGGGGACCATCTCGGCGCGGATGACGGCAATGCGGCCGCCGGGCGCGGGGCCGGCGAGGACCATCGCGCTCTGGCGCTGCCCGGGGTCCACGGCGATGAGAACCGGCGCTCTCACGCGATCCTCGCAAGCTCGTCCCGCGGAATCGCGTACGGGTTCGAGCGGTCCGTCGGAGAGCCTGCCGCCTTGCCCGTCGCGCGGTGGAATCGAAAGTACGAATCGCCGACACGGACGGTGACGTAGCGATCGGAATTGGGGTCGGCGATCAGCACGCCCGGAATGCGCATCGAGCCGTCGCCGAGGAGGAGATGGATGTTCATTCGTCGAAGTCCTCCGGCGCGTCGGCGCCTTCTTTGATGTTTGCGAATCGTGTGAACTGCTTTTCGAAGGCGACGCGAACGATGCCCTCTTTGCCGCCGCGCGCTTTTCTCACGATGATCTCATGCACGTTCGCCTCGTCGCCGCGGCGCGGGAGGCCGGGGAGCTTCGGCACCGCGGGCCGGTGAATGAACATGATCACGTCGGCGTCCTGCTCGAGGGAGCCGCTCTCGCGGAGATCCGAATTGCGAGGGCGCCCGTCGCCGCGCGCTTCGATGGCGCGATTGAGCTGCGAGAGCGCGATGACGGCGCAATCAAGCTCCATCGCGAGCCGCTTCAAGCCACGCGAGATCCGCGAGACCTCGTTCTCGCGGTTGTCGCCTTGCCGACGCTCGTCGCTCGACACGAGCTGGAGGTAGTCGACGACGACAAGCGCGAGCCGCCCCTTCGCGCGCTCGGCGGCGGTGCGCACGCGGCGGCAGATGCCCGCAATGCCAAGGACCGAGATCCCCGCATCGTCGCAAACGTGAAGGCTGATTCGCGACGTGCGGCCTGTCGCCTCGCTGAAGCGGCGCCATTCCTCGGCGTCCATCTGCCCGCGCACGGTGCGCATGCCGTCGACGCCGCCGTCGGCCGCGATGGCGCGCGAGATGACTTCGAGGCTCGGCATCTCCAGCGTGAAGAACACCGCGTGTTGCTGGAGGTCCGGGCTTCGTGCGGGCCGCGTGATGTGCTGCGCGATGTTGACCGCGAAGGCGGTCTTTCCGATCGCGGGGCGCGCGGCCAGGATGTGAAAGCGCTTCGGGCGCAGTCCGAGAATCAGCGCGTCGAGGCCGCGGAAGCCCGTGGGTAGGCCCATCGTCGACGTGCCGCCGTTCGCGCTGGCGACGACCTCGGCGTGGTAGCGCGATGCGAGCGCCTGCGCGGTCTCGACCTTCGTCGCGCTGCCGGACCGCGTCGCCTCCCCGAGCTCGCGCTCGGCATCGTTCGCAAAGCGTTCGATGTCGCCCGTCGCCAGATAGCCGCGCGCCGCGATGTGCTGCGCGCTCGCGATGATTCGACGAAGCTTCGCCGTGTCGCGGATGATCTCCGCGTAGTGGCCGACGCTCGCGACGTCGGGCACGGCGTTCAGAATTTCGGTGAGGTACGGGAGCCCGCCGACTTGCTCGATGCGGCCTTCCGCACGGAGGTGCTCGCCGACGAGCACCGTGTCGGTCGGCTTGCCGCGCCGCCGAAGCGCGACGAGCGCGTCGAAGATCCTGCGGTGCGCTTCGGAGTAGAAGTCGCCGCCCGCGAGAAGACCGGCGATGTCGTCGAGCGCGGTGCCGCCCGAGATCATCGCCGCGGCAAGCACGCTCGCTTCGGCATTCAGGTTGTGCGGCGGAAGCCGGCCTTCGGTCGCGCGGTCATTCATCGACGCCACCGCCGTTCACGAGCGCGATGCGGCCATACTCACGTGCACGGCGTTTGATCTCCTCGGGCGACGGGATCTCCTCGGGCTCGGATTCTTCGAGGTCGTCGACGGGATGCGGGGTGCCGCGCACGTGGATGCCCGAGGGCGCGCCTTCGGTCGGGCAGCCGGCGTTGAACCAGCGCTCCATGCCGTTTGGCGAATACGAGCTCCAGATCGCCGGCTTGGCTTTCACGGCGCGCGCGAACCGTTCGGCGGTCTCGCCGACCCACGCAACCATGCGCGAGCGATCAGGGCAGTGACTCTCGACGACGCGGATCATCGTCGCCGCCTCGAACTTCGAGAAGCCGCAGGTGAACGGTCCACCCGATCCGCGCGAGATGCCGGCGGCGTAGGCGACCTGCCAATCGGGCATCTCGCCGTTCGCGACGCCACGGTCGAGCCGACGGGTTGGGATCGTGGCGGGGAGGTCGACGAGGCCGGGCTCGATTGGATTCCGGCTCTCTGGTTTTACCGAAGGCTTCTCGAGCCCCATCACCCCTGGGGGTAGGGGGTTCTTCTTCTCTTGCTCTTGTTCTTGCTCTTGCTCTTGATTCGCCAAAGGGTGTCGCGTTTTTTCGATCACCCTTTGGCGAAGGATCCGCCCACCCTTTGGCGAAGGATCCGCGCACCCTTCGGCGAAGGCTGACGCGAAGCTCCCGCCGACCTTCGCGAGGAAGGCCCCAAGCTCTTGATAGGCTTGGCACTTTACCGCGCACTCGGGCAGCTCATTCCAGGTCGTTCGCCACCCACGGACGACGTTCGGAGACTCGGGCTGATTGTGCTCGATGGCCTTCGGAATCCACACCAACCCAACGGTCCAATCGGCCGTAGCCATCCCCTCGATTTCGAGCTCGGACCAGGCTTCCCGGAAGGTCGTCGGGAGCCTTCCCGGAAGGATCTGATCACCCTTCCCCGAAGGATCCGAAATCCTTTCGGGAAGGGTGACGCGATCCTTCGCCGAAGGGTCGAGCGGGGTGCCGAGGGGCCATCCGAGCGACTGGGCGAGCCCGGCCTCCCACGCCATGAAGAGGCCCGGGATGTTGGAAAGCTCGGGCCCGGTGAGGAGCCGCTGCCATAGCGATTGGCCGCATGGCGGCGGCGCGGAGAGCCGGCGGAACCGCTCGTCATTCCACATCCGGCGCGAGACCTTGCTGTACCGAAGGCGTGCGGTGCGATCGCCTTTCGCCGGCGCCGCGCTCGGCGGAGCTTTGCTCTTCCGATTTGTCATATCGATGCCTCCCTCGTATTCGAAGTAACGATTCGCGTTGCCCCCGCTTTGGAACGCTCGTGCGTCGCAATCGCCGCCAGCACGGTCGTGTGGTCCCGGCCGAGTGCGCGACCGATCTCGACGCTCGAGAACCCCTGTCGATGGAGTGCGGCACACAGCGCGCGACGCTGCGCCGTTACGAAGGCGCCCTTCGCCCGCCCGCGCATTTGCGCCAACCGAGTGCCATTACATACACACCAATCGCGGAGGTATTCGCCGATCGTGCGGCGCCGCTTCGGAATGCGATCCTCGATGAAGCGAACGACGCCCATCCGTTCCTCGGGCGTGAGCTGCTCGATCGTGTTGAGTAGCTTGCGGTAAGCGGCGCCCGTCATCGCGCTGCTTCCACATCGAGCCACCGCACGACGCCGACGCGGCCCGGTCCCCAAACCATCCAACCGTAGGCCGTCGCATCCGTCGCGCGCTTGCCGTCCTTGTTCAGACCGAAGCTCGGACGCTTCGGCGTGATGAAGATGTCCGGCGGATGCGCGCGAAGGAATGCCAGTCGCGCAGGCTCTTCGCTCGCCGCGCCTTCAAGCCAGTTCAATCGAAGGAGCGCCGCGACGGTCCCGCGACCCGCGGCGGCTTCGTGTGCTTTCCGCACGAACGCGAAGGCCGTCGTCCCCGGCCGCTCCTTCACGTCATAGGGCGGATTGAAAACGAAGAGATCGGCCGGCATTGGCGGCATAGCGAGGAAGTCGAGGACGTGGATGCGTGCGCGCGGCACGCGCATCCGACAAACACCGGCCCGAACCGGGTCGATCTCGACGCCGTACAGGCTCGCGCGCGGCGGTGCGATGGCCGCGACACGCTCGAGTATTTGCCCTTCGCCGCAGCCGAGATCGACGATCGTGCCCGCGAGCGGAAGGTGCGGAAGGATCGCGTCGACGGTCCATGAGGGCGTGCCGTAAAAGTCGTCAGGGACGCGCACGGCGCCGCGGTTCGTCGCGCTCATCGCACGTACCCCACGATCGCCAGCTCGCCGGCTACGCGGATCGCAACGCGCGCCCGCATCGTCCATGCGCCGTGCGACTCCTTGATCGCCTCGGTAAGCTCGGTGACCTCCCACGCAAGCTCACGGCGTGCGGTGAGGAGGGCTGTGCATCGCGATTCGACCGCCGTCAGATTGGCATTCGCTTGACTGTTGAACGTGCCGAGACGCTGGTTCTCGCGAAGGAGTCGGTGCGCCGCGGCATGCAGCGCGAAGTTCTTGCGGAGAAGCGTGAGGCGGCTGTCTGCTTCGGACGACCGCATCGCGACGAGATCGGGAGTATTCATCGCGCGAGCACCTTTCTTCTGCGGCTTGAGGCAGCATGGCCATTCGTGCGAACCGGGGAGGTAAGCGCCTCCGCGACGGACCAACCGACCTTCAATCGGAACGCGATCGTTGACGGCCTGATGCCAGTCCGACGAGCCCATTCATTGACCGTCAGCCGCTCGCCGGCGTGTTCGAGCTTCCGGTTAGCGCGCGTGTTGGATGCCTGCTCGGTGGGTGTCGCCCACCGGACATTTCCTGGCTCGTAGCCGCGAGAGTTGTCGATGCGGTCGATGGAATGCGTTCCGCTGGGCCGCGGCCCGACGTGTGCCAGGAACACTGCGAAGCTGTCGCGCCACGGGGCACAAATGCCTATCCCGCGGCCGCCATAGTTCTTGAAGCATTCGCGCTTGGGATTGAGGCACCGCTGGCGAATGTCTGCCCAAATTCGATATTCGGGGGTGCCATGCGCCCCATGCTTTCGCGGAATCGCGATTTGTCGCTCCCGATGAAAGCAGCCGCACGAAACCGTGTTGCCCGTGCGCAGATCCTTACCGCGGACGAAGGCTTCGCGACCGCAGTCGCAGAGGCATCGCCATCTCGCGACTCTGCCCGCGGTGCCAGCGCGCTGAAGGACCAGCAGGCGACCGTGCTTCTGGCCAGCCATTTCGACGGCCTTCACTGGGCACCTCGCTCGACGCGCGTAAAAGCGCGCGATCGTTCGGTTCGAACTATGAGGAAATTCCGGATAGTTCGATTTGCGGCGCCGATTGCGACGAGGCGGAGAGGGCTGCGGACCATCATGCGGCCCGTCTTTCCCCGCGGAAGGTCAACGGGGTCTTGAGCGCCCGCTCGACGTCCCATCCGCGCTTACGCCGCATCCAGACGGTTCCGAGCGGAAGTCCGTAGTGGTCCGCCCAATCGGTGAGGGTCTTCGAGAGTCCTCCGATGACGACTCGCTCGATGTTCCGTCTCGCCGCACCACGGCATTGCGTCGAGCACACGCGATCACGCGCGCGCTGCTCTCGGTAGGCCGAAAGCTCGAACGGTTTTCCGCACGCGACGCACGCCCGTACGGCGACAATCGCGGCTTTTAGTGCTGCCTCGTGGGCACGACGGTATTCGGCCGAATAGAGCCGCCCTCTCGCAGTCTTCGCCCACCAACGATCTTTTTCTCGGACGCCTTCGGCTGCGAATTGCTGAATAGTCCAAACCTGTTCTTCGATTCGGTCCCATGCGCCGATACGCATCCGCGCGAATTCAACCGCCACTTCGAGCGAAAGAAGCTCGAGATCCCAGGTCATCGACCACCTCGCAGGGTGCTTGGCGCGTCGGGCGCGAGTGCGAACTTGGAAAGAAAAACCGTGCTCACGCAGACGCTCGCATCTCCGGGCCAACGTTCGTTGACGTGGGCGCGAAAGATGCGACCGCCGTCCGCAACGATGAAGTGCAGCCCCCCTTCGCGCGTGTCGCCCTGGCTGATGGTGTTCGTCGCAATGAGCCCCATTGCGCCGCGGCCCATGACGTCCCACGCGCGTCGGAAGAAGTACGCGCAGAGATCGCAGCGACCGCCGGCACCGGGATAGGCCTCGCGAAGCCAGTCGAGATAGGCGTTGCCGTGAACCGAGGAGATCTTCCCGCCGCCCACGAAAGGTGGATTGCCCACGAACGCATCGACGCGAGACGGCACGCTCGCGTGCGACGAGAAGAGCGACGGGAATTCCAGCCACCAATGGAACGGCTGGACGCGCTCGAGCAGCTCCTCCTGCCATGCTTCGGCGCGCTCCCGTGCGTCCGCGTCGCCGCGAAGCGCCTTGAGGACGATCTCGCGCCGCAACGAGAGCTCCTTCCGTCGAGCCGCCGGCTTTCCGTGCGCAAAGAAGGCGCTTAGGACGACGTCGGCCGCGAGGATCGAGTCCGTCGAATTCGCCGCGAGGACCTCGGCGTACCACGGGGACAAGAGCCCATCGCCTTTGGGCTCGACCCAATCGAGTGCGGCGAGCTGAACGAGCGAGAGGCCGACGAGCGCGTCCCCTTCGCGGATCATGTGGTCGAGCCCGAGGACCGGCACCGTTGCACCCACGAACGCAGCCACCGCTTCGCGTGCCTTCGCGGCGGCGTCAGGGTCTCGCTCGACACCGAAGATGCACTGTTCGGCGACGACGTGCCGCGCCAGAGCGGGCCAGTCCTCGCGCGCGGTGCCCGTCACGCCCTCTCGCTCCCAGGCCGCGACGAGCTTCTCGGCGAGGTAGCGGACGGTCTCGATGAGGAAGACGCCGCCACCCGCGGCCATATCCCCCACGCGAAGTGAGCGAATGAAGTTCGATGTTGCGGCATGCTCGACGAAGAGCCGATCGAGCGTGTGCGTGACGACTTCTGCCGCCATCGCTTCCGGCGTGTAGTGCACGCCGTGATCACGGCGTTCTTCCGGGGAGAGCGTGGTCTCGTGCGACGGTGACGCGCTCATGCTGCCACCTCCGCCGCACGCCGCGCTGCCCTCGTCTCCCGGGCAAGCTCGAAGCGCGCGCAGCCGCACGACCGAACGCCGCGGCCGGTGCGATGCGCCTTGACGAGCGATCCGTGGTCGATGCGCTTCACGCGGCCGCACGCGCACCGGCAAACCCAGAACGCGCGCGACTTCGAATTACGACCCGCGAATGCCACGACGGTGAGGCGGCCGAGGGTGAGGTCGAGGAGATTGCACAACGAGTGCGGACGGCCCGGGGCGCGCTTGCGACGGATCGTGAGCGCGATGGCGGCGGCGAAGTTCATCGTCACGCCTCCGTCGATCCGAAGTAGCCGCGGCCGTGGCCCGCGATCCATTCTTCGGGCGGCAAAAAGACGGTAACCGCGTGACCGCCGGCGACCTCTCGCGAAAGGGGTGGCGTGCGCGCGTAGGACGGCACGTCTTCCCAAGACTCGAACCTGCACGAGACGAGGACAGGTGCGACGCCGCTCCACGAGCCATGGCGCCATTCGCCGTGCTCGCCGGCGTCCTCGGTCCATTCCTCGCCGACGCCTTCTGCGTAGACGAGCTTCGCGTCCTCGACGTCGCGCGCAATCACCGTGTTCGTCCCGTCAAAGAAGAAGGCGAGCGTCATCGCGTCACCCGTCTCTCACCGCGGGCCGAGGTCATTTCGTCGTCGCTGAAAACTCGCCCCTTCGAGCGAAACTCTCCCGCGATCGCCCCGCGAAGCCCCTGCCACCTAGGCGGCTTCGGAGGCTCGACTACCGGCGCTTTCGGGCGCGAGGAGCGGCGCGTGAGAATGATCACCTCTGGCCGTGTCGCCAGCGCGACAGCGAAATTCGATTTGCTCATTCGATATCTCCAAGGCGAACGACGGCGTGCCGCCCGCGAAGGGGTGAACGTTGGGAATGGGAGGGGAAGCGGCGGCTACGCGCGCGCGGCTTCGAGGGCGGCGGTGGCTTCGTCGATATCGATCGGCTCGAGTCCGTCGACGCTCGCGCAATGGGCGCAGGGTGCGTCGCTAAGGAACTCGGTCAGCGCGTCATCCGGGCGAATTGCCCAATCGGTTCGGCCTCCACAAAAGAGGCATTCGCACGGCACGATCCGGAGGATCACGGCCGCCCCGCGAGCACGAACGACAGCCGCCGCTCGTAGCGACGACGACGCTGGCGCTCGGCCGCCGCGAAGCGCCGCGCTCGCCGACGGGCGCGAAGCCAGCCCGCGAGCACGGCAACTACGCGACGGATCATCCTGTCGCCTCGGCTTCGGCGTCATCGAACGCCGCTTGCGCAAGCTCGAGGAAGCCGCCTTGATCGAGCAGCGCCCGGCGCATCGCGAAGTTCGACGCGGCCGAGAGCGCTTGCATCAGGATGTCGGACGATTCGAGATCGCAATCGTCGTCCGTCATGCGCAGAAGCTCGAGGATCGTGCGCTCGACGTGACGAAGCTTCGTGACGCGCGCGAGCGTCTCTTCGAGCTCGAGGGCGTCGAGAGTCGTGCATTGCGGAGAGGCCGCGGCGACGGTGTCGCGGAGGGGAATTGCGCTCACGGCGCTACTGCCCCGTTCGCCTCGCCCTTCTTCTTCCGGCCACGCCGAACGCGGCCTTCCTTCTCCGCCGCAGCAACGACGGCCGCGGGCGGAACGATGTCCGTCGAATCCGGATCGGGCTCGGGCAGCCCCATCTGCCGTTGTGCGTAGTCCATCGGCTGGCGATCGACGACCTCGCCCGTCTCGAGCGACTTCCAAACCATCTCGCCCAGCCGATCATCGCGAATGACCGCGCATTCGACCTGACGCGGCTCTTTCCCACGCGAGAGCACGTCCTCGATCTTCTTCCGCTCCTGCTTCTTCTCCTCAATCTTGCCGCGCTTCACCTTGGATTCGGACCGCAGCTCCTCCTCGGCGGCGGTGATCTCGTGACCGAGATTCGCGAGGCGTCGGCCGTGGACCATGAACTCGGCGCTCGAAAGCTCGACGTCTTTGAAGAGAACGTCGGTGCGCTCGTCCTTCTGGAGAACGTGCTTCACGCCCGCGATGAGGACGGTCTTCTCGCGCTTCTTCGGGCGCTTTTTCTCCTCCTCGGCCGCGCTCGCTTCGATGACGTCGCCCCAGGATGTTTGCGTCGGCTCCGTCGCCGCTGCTGCGATCGCGCCTTCACTCGCGGCCTGTTCGCCCGCCTCGCCCTTCGCGTTTGCCATCGCCTCGCGCTCTTCGTCGCTCGTGAAGGCGCGCGGCGGTGTGTCGTCGTCGTCCGAAGCAAACGAATCGATCTGTTCTTCGTTCATTGGATATCTCCGTCTCGGTGAGAGAAAGGAACGCGCGCCGCCGACGGCTCGGCGCGGGGAATGGAAAGCAACGTCAAGGCGCCGAAAGGGCGGGAAGTGGCCGCAGGCGGGAGCGCGAGCTACGCTTGACTCGATGACCGAGCCGCGCCTGTTCACCGTGTGGATCGTGGTGCGGCCGGCAGACGATGTGCCGGGGCAGTGGGTCGGCCACTGCCTCGATATCGACGTCGTGACTCAGGGCAATTCGGCCCAGCACGCGTTCGAGATGCTCGCAGAGGCGATCGCGATCGTGGCCGAAGAGGATCTGTCCACGGGGCGCGATCCGCGCGATCGACGACGTGCCCCCGGCGCCGAATGGGATGCGCTGTTCGAAGTCGTCCAGGCCGCGCGCGAACGCCCGAAGACCGATGTCGATGCCGAGAACGCATTTGTTGCTGTCGTCGACGTGCAGATGGTGCCCGTGAGCGACCCGCCGCTGCGTCCCAAGCCCGCATTGCGCCTCGCGTGGCCCGGCGTCGCAGCCGTCCATTCCTGATCGATGCCCGCCCGTTTGCGCGACCTCGCGCGCGCTCTCGCCTCGTTCGGAATCGATGTCGATATGCCGTCCGCCGGCTCGCACTGGAAGGCGCGAAAAGAAGGATTCGGCGTCTATCCAATTCCCGCCCATAACGGGCCGAAGAGCGAGATCGGCGATGTCTACCTGCGCGGTGTCTGTCGACACTTCGGAATTGAGCTCGCCGAACTGAAGTCGAAGATGTGAGGGCGTCATGCCCGGCCGCCGCGGAAGAGCGCGAGCTGGCGGACGTTGCTGGGCAGGATCTTCGGCGTCGCCTTGCGAGGGCGGCGGCGCGGCATATCGACTAGCCCGCTCTCGATCGCCTCGAGGAGGTCGATGACGCGCGGGACGCTAAAAAGCGCGACGTGAAGCCAGCCCGACGAGAACGTCGTCGTTCGCACGAAGCCTTCGACGGCGTGCCACGTCAGCTTTTTGGCATTCGCGACTCGGCGAATGGCGAGCCCAAGGCGCATCCGAACGAGCGGATCGTCGACCACGCGCGCGCTCTGCTGGGCGAACGTCTCGGCGGATTCCGCGAATCGATGTTTGGGCTCACCGCGCTTGCCGAGGAAGTGATCAGCGAGGACGTCGGCGCACTCGCGTTGGTACATGACGAGCTTCGCGCGGACGTCCGGGGCGAGCGTCTTCGTCTGGAGCGTGAAGAGCCAGCCGCTGATGGAGCGGAGATCGAGACAGACGATTTCGCGAGTTTTGCCGTCTTCGGCAACCGCCTTGAATTTCAAGGTGGTTGCCCATTCTGCCTTTACGAGCTTCTGTCGTTGCCATTCCGGGTCGAGTCCGAATGGTGCGCACAACGACGCGAGGGTGACCCCGCGGCCTTCCGGCCCGACGACGGTGTCGAGTCGGTCTTCGTGAAACTGAAACGGAACGATGTCGCTCATGCGATCTCCTCCTTCGCGCCGCGAACGGCGCGTTCGTCTCGAGGGCGCGCGCACGCGCCGGTTGCGAGAGGGGGCTTCAGCGGCTAGCTAGAGCGCGAGGGGCGGGAACGAACTGCCGCACTTAGCGGCCCGCACCAGACGTGACGCCGCACTCGAACCTGCCCACCGCCCTATTCGCCGCTCGCCTTGTCCAGGGCATCGGCGTGCGCATTGACGGCGATATCGGTGCTGGATTCGTCGATAACGGCGACGAACCAAGCGTCGACGGGGATGCCGAGCTCGAGGTGCAGCGCGACAATCAGATCGCCGCGCGGGACGCTCTCGCAGTGAGCGATAGCGCTGATCGTCGATTGGCTGACGCGGCGGCCGACTCGAGCGCTGACCCGAGCCGCGAGTGCTACCTGAGTACGGGGATCGTCCTCGGTCCGCCCTCGCAGCCAATCGGCTACGAGGAGCCCCCCTCGATTCCTCTTCATGGTCTAACGTTATGCGCGCGCCGATATCGGTGCAAGCCTAATGCTCGTACACGAATATCGGCTTTCGCAAATCATCGAGTGTTACGTCGCTCGGCATGGCTGGATCGATGCTGAGCCCCGACGAGAACGAACGCCTGCGCGCTGTCGTACGTCGTCTCTTGGTGACGCTCGATGTGACCCAAGTCGAGCTCGCCGACCGACTCGGCATGAAACAGTCGACGATCTCTGGCTTTCTAAGCGAGCGGCAGGGATCGAGCTACGCCACCGCACGACGCGTCGCGCGCCTCGCAGGCATTCAGATCTCGTCCATTATCGACGGCGCCGATGAAGCGGGCGAATCAGACGAGGAAGCGTCGGAGCGGAACGTTCGATGGGACGCCGTTATGCGTATGGGCTTCGCTCAAGGCTTCGACGGCGAGTTTCTCGAGAATTGGCGCCCGCCGCGCGATGAAGAGGAAACCGCCGACGACCTCTGGACGCGAATGAAGGCGGCCTATCTCGAATTCCTTCGAAGTCGGCGCGCGGCGAAGGCGACCAAACTTATCGGCGCGGCGAAGCGGTCCGCCGATGACTTCGACAACTCGCTCCCGCCACCTCCGAGCTCGCGTCCCCGAAAGCGCTGACTAGGCGTCCGAATCAGCCTGAATTTCGGCGAATCGCTGCGCGGCGCGTGATGCCGCATTAGCCGTTTCCAGAAGCCCGGGTGCGTCGTAATCGCGTGCGGCAGCGCGGAGACCCGCCTCGTACTGTTCGCTTAATCGCCGAGCCGCCTCGGCTGCGGACGCAGGGATTCGCGCGATGCCGGGCTTAGTGCTCAACGCCATCATTGGCGCTTACGTAGCGCACACCGTACGTGCGTTGCGAGTCCGCAATATTGCGGATTGCAGAATTGGTAGGCGCGTTACTTACGCGGGCGCACGTCACTAACTTGACGCGACGCAACGAGTAGGCGTCAGCGTCGTCGCCCATAATTTCGCTTCGTTTGCATGCGTGCTCGCACCAGCACGCATGATTCATCATGCCATGCGCACGATTATCGGCGTGCACATACTTTAGAGTTGCTGACGATATCGGCGCGCGCATAATGACCTCATGACGACGCGACGCCGCACCGCCCCGACGCTCCCCGCGAATCACGTCTGGTGCCCCGAGTGCGCGGGCGAGGGTTTTCACGAGGTCGAGAGTGGCATTCATCGCTACGGCCGCGGCCTCGGCGACTGTGAGCCGTCCTACACGACGAAGACGTGCGAGCTCTGCGACGGCGGCCGCGTCGTTCCCGAGAGCTTCCTCGCGAACGACGAGGACGACGCGCCGACGGGTCCCGGGCTTCGTAAGAGTGAGCCGCCGCCGGCCGCTGTCGTCGTGCGGGTGGCCTCGTGAACGCCCGCGATATCCGGCCGATGCGCTTCGCGTCGGTCTTCTGCTCGCAATGCGGACACGACTGCGGCGCGGGGAACTTTGGATTCTCGGAATGCAGCGAGCACCGCAAGGAACGGCCGCTCAACGGCTACGTCGCCAAGCCGGGCGTGCGCAAGGCGCGCCGTCAGCGTGCCGCGATGAAGGTCGCGTGATGTCGCTCCCGCCCACCAGTCGGCCGACGACGGTCGCGCCCGTCACGCCCTCGATGCTCTGGACGCTCGCCGGTTCGTATCTCGCGGAGATCACCGGCGGCGTCGTCCTTCGATTCCCCCGCCCCGCTCATCTTCCGGAGGTCCCATGAACGACGCACTTCGCATTGCCCACGCGAGCACGATTCCCGCGCCGGCCGAGATCAGCCTCACGCAGCGCCGCTTCGTCGTCGAAGGCGGATGCGAGGGCGAGAGCTTCACGCTCGACCAGGTCTCGAGCGAAGCGACGCCCGAGCAGGTGCGCGCGCTCGCGCAGAAAGGCGTTGGCGACGGCGTCGAGGTCAAAGGCTGCGTCGTGCGGAGGGTGAAGTGAGCGTCTTTCGCCGACTCCACGACCGCATCAGCACGCGGCTCGAATCGCCGAACGGCGTGCACCGCGCGCTAACCGTCACGGCGCGGGTCCGCACTGGCCGCGCACCGTACGACTTGAACGTCGACGAGACGAAAGGCGGTGTCCGCGTCGGTATACGCGTCTTCGATTCCTCACTTCGGGAATCCGAAAGCCTGGCGTCGGGCAGCGGTCGAACGTTCGAGGAGGCTCTCCGCGCGGCCATCGAGGTCGCGTGGGACGACCTCGAGAGCGATCACACGCCGGACAATGAGGGCGCTGCGTGGGAAGCCCTCGCGGAGCTTTCCGAGTGAGCCGCGCCGCCCTCCCACGTTGGGCCGCCTTTCACGCTGTCGTGATGCTGCGCGCGAAGGCGGACCCCGAGTTCCGCGCGCGTGTCGAGGTGGCCGAGGGCTGGCAGAGGCCGGCGCTCGCGAACGAAGCGATCGAGTGGGCTGCAAAGAAGGAGCACGTGCAATGAGCCTCTGGACCGACGCTATCGCCTCTTCCCCCGCCCTCGCGCGCGCCGTCGTGGCCTATCGCTCGGAGTACAGCCCCGCACGCTCCAACGTCGCCGCCGGCATCCTCTGCATCCTCTACGAGGCGCTCGACCTCGCCTTCGATGAGACCGATTCCCTCTTTCGCGACCTCTCGGACGCGCGCCGGCTTCTCCGCAATGCGCACGGCGCGAGCGTTCACGAGGCGATGCAAACGGTCGTCGATGCCTGCGAGATCGACCTGGCCGACGCGATCGTGAAGCTCGATGACGCCGAGCGGAAGTGTGCGGCGCGGATTGCGCGGACCGCCGAACAGAACGGGAGTTTTCAATGAGCCTCAAGTCTCTCCAGGATGCCTCCGCGTCGTTGGCGCTTGCGAAAGCCGACCTCGATATCGCCATTCACGACAGCGAAGTGGCGGCCGCGGGCACCGATTCGGGGAATCCGGAGCTTACGGCGCTCCTGATCGCCCTCGGCGAAGCGGAAAACGCCTTCACCGCGTGGGCTCGAAGTGTGACGCACGTTCCCCAATCGCAATGGGTCGACGCTGAATGGAGACCCCTTCAAGCGCGACGCACGCAAGTCCTCGAAGCACTGACGCGCATCGGCCAGGCGCTCGTCGCATCGCGCGCGGCGAATACGAAATAGCCATGCCCGCTCTAACCGAAGCCGAAATCGCGCAGCGCGTTCACTCGATCGGCTCCTCGGAAGTCGCCGCGGTGCTCGGTATCAACCCGCACTGCTCGCCGCACCAAGTGTGGCTTTCGAAGATGGGCCTCGCCGACTTCGAGGGCAACGACGCGACGGAAGCCGGCAATGACTTCGAGGAAGTCATCCTGCGGCGCCTCGCGCGCCACAACCGCGTCGAGCTTCTCCCTTCGCGCCACGTCATCGGCCCGGAGCCGTGGATCACGTCGACGCCCGACGCGTTCATCAGGGGCGGCGGGATCGCCGAAGCCAAGATGGTCGGCTGGCATTCGATGTGGATGTGGGGCAGCGAGGCGGACGGCGTTGCGTATCCGTACTTGTGCCAAGTGCAGCACCAGCTCCTTTGCTCGAAGGAGCCGTTCTGCCTCGTCGGCGCGCAGATGGGGACGGAGCACCGGTATTACCGCGTCCTCCCCGACGCCGAGCTTCAGGCGATCATCATCGAGCAGCTCCGCGCCTTCTGGTTTTCGTACGTCGTGCCGCGCGTGCCGCCGCCCGTCGATGAGAGCGCGGGCGCGACGGAGATGCTTCGGAAGCTTTATCCGCGCAGCGAGAAGGCATTCCGCTTTGCAACGCCGGAGGAGAACGCGCTCGCGGCGAGGATCGTCGCCGCCGAGGAGATCGCGGACGCGAAAGCGGCCGTCGTCGCGAAGCTGAAAAACGAGATGCGCCACGCGGTGACCGACTGGGAGCGCGTCATCGGGGACGGATGGCGCGTTCGGTACAAGACCAGCGCGAACAAGCAGCGCCCCTTCTATTTCGAGCCGCAGAAAAAGAACGAATCGGCCGCGTAGTGCCGTGAGGGAGGTCGAGCAATGGCGAATATGGTTCCAAGCAAATCGAAGCAAGCGACGCTGAAGGACATTCTCGAGAAGGCGAAGCCGTCGATGCTCGCCGTTCTTCCGAAGCACATCACGGCCGATCGCCTGATCAAGGTTGCGCTCTCGGCGACCGCGCGGAAGCCCGAGCTTCTCGCGTGCACGAGCGAGAGCCTTCTTCGCGCCGTCTTTCAGGGCGCCGAGCTCGGGCTCGAGGCCGGTGGGCTCCTCGGCGAGGGCTACATCGTGCCGATGGGTCGCGACGCGACCTTCATCATTGGCTATCGCGGGATGGTCAAGCTCGCGCGGCAGAGCGGGCAGATCGCGAATATCGAATCGCGCGCGGTGCACAAGGCCGACACCTTCGAGATCGAGTTCGGTCTCGCACCGAAGCTCCTTCATCGTCCGTGCCTCGACGGAGAGCCGGGCGAGTTGGTCTTCGTCTACGCGATCGCAACGTTCGTCGACGGCGGCAAGCAGGTCGACGTCATGTCGCGCGCCGAGGTCGACCGGATCCGCTCGCGATCGAAGGCGGGCGGAAGCGGCCCGTGGGTGACCGACTACGAGGAGATGGCAAAAAAAACGGTCCTTCGTCGCCTTTGCAAGATGCTCCCGCTCTCGCCGGAGCTGGCGAAGGCCATCGAGAACGAGAACCTTCAGGCTGCCGGTGAGCGCGTGGCGACCGACATCGACACGACGCTCTTCGAGCTTTCCGCGGCGGAGGAGCCGACCGAGCAAGCGCCTGCGAAGCGCACCGACGCGCTCAAGCGGACGCTCTCGGCGAAGGCCGCCAACGGCGCGGGCACCGTCGTCGAGGCTCCGCAGCCGCCTCCCTCGAGCCCGCGTGAACCGGGCGACGACAGCGAGGAGGACTTCACCGAAGAGGACTACGCGCGCGCAGCCGGCATCCAGTCCGGAACGGGGGCGTAAGTGGCGACGACCGAACAGCGACTCGCCGCGCTGGAAGCGCAGATGGCGCGCATCCTGACCGCCTTTGCCGCGGCGATGGGGGGCACGGGCGGGGCGGCGTCCAACGGCGCATCGCACGGCGGCGGCAGCGCCGCGGCAAGCGATGACGAATGCCTTGGCCGCTACGGCAATCCGAAGGTGAAGAAGGACCCGAAGCGCTGGACCGGCGACACGTGCATCGGGCTTTCGTTCTCCGAGGCGCCGCCGGAGTTTCTCGACTGCCTCGCGGACTTTCTCGAGTGGAGCGTCGGCCGCGATCGCGAGAAGCCCGACGCGCGCAAGCACACGAACGGGAAGTTCTTTTGGCAGTTCGACGAGCGCGACGCGCGGCTGGCGCGGGGCTGGGCGCGGCGGATTCGCGCAGGCCTCGTCGAGCAGACGGAGACGGGCGACGGCGGTGGATACGAGAGCGGATTTGGCGGGGGCGCTTCTGAGGACGAGCTCCCCTTTATCGTCAATATGACGCTCTCGGGGTCGCTGCGGCCATGAAGGTTTGCGCGAAGTGCGAAGCGGCAAAACCGCTCGCCGAATTCTATGCGCACCCCTACGGGCGCGACGGCCTCGCGTCGAAGTGTAAGGACTGCGCGAAAGCGGACGTGCGCGCGAACTACGCGAGGAACCGCGCGCGATATTCGGCATACGACCGCATTCGGTATCAGCAGCCAGCTCGGCATGCGGCAGTCATCGCGGGACACAGGGCTCACAACGCGCGTAATCCGGTGAAATACCGCGCGCGCACTGCCGTCGCGAACGCTCTTCGCAGTGGTCGCCTCACGAGGCAACCGTGCGAAGGCTGCGGTTCAATTCGCGTTCAAGCCCATCACGATAGTTACGAGGAGCCGCTCGCGGTGCGGTGGCTTTGCTTCAAGTGCCATCGCGAGCATGGGCACGGCCAGCAGGTCACCCAAACGGTCCTTCCAAAACAACGGAGCGCACGATGAAAGCCAGCGAACGCGAGGTGTCCGCATGACCGGCCGCCTCAAACCCTCCACGTTCCTCGACCCGCTCGAGGAGATCGAAACGTTCATCGCGGCGGCGAGCGAGTCGGATTCCGACAGCATGCGCCTCCTCTTCGTGGCGCGCGCTCGGGCCGTGCACTCGGCGGTGGCGAAGCGGCTCGCGGAGGCCGAGCGGGTGCTGGAAGCGCAGGAGCTTGAGTGCTTGCGGAGGGGTAAATAATGGGACTCGATATTTCGTATTACGAGGTCATCGAATTGGTGAAGGAATCCTCGAAGTACCTGGAGGAGTTCGACTACCGCGAGGACGTTGCGTGGCTTCACAATCAGGAAGCGTTGGCAGTTCGTCTGGATGGTCTGCCGGCGGGTTACTACCGCACGAGCGGATTGAATGGTGCCTTCCGGGCGGGGAGTTACTCCGGCTACAACCGATGGCGGGAGATGCTCGCCGAGCTTGTCGGCACTACATGCGCACGCGCGTGGAAGGGCGAATACACCGGCGCGTTTGCGGAGCTGATCAACTTTTCCGACGCGGAGGGGACGATCGGCCCGACCACGTCGACGAAGCTCGCCAAAGACTTCGCGGAGTGGGCCCCGGAGGCGGGCAAGGGAGACTTCCGCGAGATCTACGACGACTTCCGGAAGGCGTTCGAGACGGCGGCCGGGCGTGGCGCGGTGCGGTTTCACTGATGACCGACATCGAACTTACCGACGCGAAGCTCGCGGAGCTGCGGTCGCTCGAAGCGAAGGCGATGAGCGATGAATGGGAGGTCGATGCCGGCAGATGCGGCGGCGCACCGTATTACGCAATCACGAGGCGAGGCGTGCGCGTCGTCGCCGACGTGCATTCCAAAGACGATGCCGCATTCATCGTCGCCGCTCGGTCCGCCCTGCGCCCGCTCGTCGACGAGGTCGTGCGTCTGCGGTCCGCCGTCGCCAAAGCAGTCGGGGACGCGCCGTATTGCAATCACTGCGGCCGTTCACCTGCCACGTGCATCGGCCGTTACGAAGACCAGGAACGCGACCAGCTCGCGTGCGATGAATGCTGCGGTCACGGTTGCGAGGACGGGTCGTGTACGCGACTCGATAATCCCGCGGCGCTGATCGAGCGCGGACGTCGAGGTGGCGTGCTCGAGGCGAACGAAAAGCACGAAGCCACGCTCGCCAAGCGCGACGCGGAGATTGCGCGGCTGCGGGAAGCGTTGTCCTCGCAATACCGATGCTTCTCGGGCAACGGCTCCCAAGTCTTTTGCATTGGGTGCTCGCGATCGGGCGGCGCCGAACACTTCGATCGATGGGACGAGATCGTCCACGTCGGGGCGTGCGCCCTCGCGCCCGCCGCCGCGAAGGGAGGCGCGTGATGGGTGACATCTGGGCAAAGGAAGATGTCGAGCATTTCGGCAGCAGCGAACATCTCTCCGACCGAAGCGTCATCCATCCCGTAGGGGCCCCCAGCTACGTTCTCGATACGCGCGGCTTGGCAGGGTCGCACGAGGCGTTGCGTCAGGAGAACGCCCGTCTCCTCAAGCTCCTCGACGAAGCTCGCCCATTCGTGGGCGCCTTTGCGGTCCTGATCGGGGAAGCCGACGGCGAAGGTTCAAGGGCGCTCGCGCTTCACGGCGAGATTGCGCGAGCCTTTCAAGGCGAGGCGAAAGCCGGATGTCTCGCGCCACGACGATCCGAACTCACCGAACGCCAGCGTCGTGGCTTTTCGCGCGTGCTTTTCATCCTCGCGTCCTCGACATCCTCGCGATGGGACCAGCATCTCCGTTACGAGATTGGCGACGAGGACGCAGACGCCGTCATCGCATGGCTCGCGCGTGAAGGCATCCCGGGCGACTTCGGAAGCGAACGTAGCTCCGCGATCATCGCCGGCACCACCGTCATCTCGGACGGCCCCGGCGGAACGGGCACGCTGATTCACCTCGCCGACAACGTGCGGGAGGCGCTGAACTTGCCGAAGAGCGAGCGCGGAAAGGATCCGCGATGAGCGGCGAAGAACGCGATCAGGCGATCGAGGAGGCCGCCCGGCTCTCGAACGAGCTCGAGGGCGCGAAAGCCGAGAACGCCCGCCTCGCCGCCGACGCGAAGCTCGCACTCGACATCCTGCGACGCACGAACAAGGTGCTCGCGGTGATGCGCAGCCTCCTGACGGAGGTGCGCCCCGTCGTCGGCGCAATGGCGATGCTGATGGGCAAGGCTTCCGACGAGGGCGCGAGCGCATTGCGCCTGTTCGAGGAAATCGAAGCGGTCCTCGCGGGTACCCCCGAAGAGGAGGAGGGGACGGTGCAATGAAAGCTCCCTATTTCGTAGTTCGCCAAGGTCAGCTTCGCGGGCTCGGCACGTACCTCCAGGACATCGACAGTGCGACGTTGAGCCAGCGGAAGGCGCACCGCTTCGACACTGCGTTCGAGGCCGGACTGTTCGCGGGCGGCTGGGACATCACCTGCGATTCGCGCGTCGTGTGCATCGTTCCTCGGGCCGCGACGAAGGGAGGTGCGAGGTGAGCGACTGGACTCACTCCATATGCTGGACGTGCTGGATCAAGACTCGCGGTCACGTCGATTCGTCGCGCATCCGGGAGGAGGGGCCCCGAGGGGTGTGCTGCTTCTGCGGCGCGCGCACGCAGTCGGGCATCTTCGTTCGCCAGGATCCTGCGACGATGAATTGTCCCCACCGAGCGCGAAAAACGGGTGCGAAGTGACCGCCCTCAACAGATGCCTCGACGCCCTCTACGTCCTCCAGTGGAGCGGCCGCACGCGAGGCGAGCAGCCCGGGACGTACGCCTGCTGTCCGGAGTGCGGCGTGCTCTCCGCCGACCGGCACAACGTGAATTGCAATCTCGCGAATGCCATCTTCGAGGCCGAGGAGGAGCTTCGGCCGTACGTGTGCCCGGGGTGCCATGCGGTCGCTGAGGAGTGCGCGCCCGGGTGCATCGACGCGGAGATGGAGCGCGAGGCCGAGGAGGATTCGCTCTTCGGGCCGTCCAATCGCTTCGATGAGAATGATGGCGACGAGGAGGAGGCGCATTGAGCATCTTCGCAAAATACCCGCGCCCGTGGATGGTCGTCGAGGACCACGCCGGCGAGTCCGCGGCGACGTGCATTGTCTACGACGACAGCGCGAAACCGATCTTCAAGATGCGCCATGCTGCCGACATCGATGTTGCGCGCGCCGTCGTCGCACTCGTGAATGCCGCGCCCTGCGACCGACCAGTACCGCCAGGCAGGGGCTGCAAGCGATGTGGCCAGTACACGACTTCCGTTTACTGCTCGATCAAGTGCGCGCGAGGAGGCGAGTGATGCCCGCCGCCAAGCGAGCACCGAAGGCCGCGAAACACGCATGGCCCGTGTCGCCGTGCGCGCATCACGTGTTTCCGGGCGCCGAGATGGAGCACTTCGCGCGCGTCGCGAGGTTCGAGCGAATGAAGGCGAGCGAGGAGCACGTGCAGTGCACCGCGTGCGGGCGCTGGCTTTGGAGCGACGAGTGGGGCGTGCAGCCAGGGCTGTTTGATGCGGTGGCGCCGGAGGTGATGCGGTGAGCGCACTCGAGAAATGCGTGGAGGTATTGCGGCACGTAAACGAGGAGCTGTCGCCGCGCTGCGAGGCGTGCGACGAGATCGCGACGCACGAGGAGTGGACGTCGACGAAGAATCTCTTTTGGTGCGACGCGCACGTCGCCGCCGTTCAATCGCGGGCGGTCGCGAATCGCTACGCACCGGGCGAGATTCTCGCGCCCGTTCGTGAGGCGCTCGAGGCGGCGGAAGGCGACCTTGCTCAATGCGGAGCGGTCGATCGATTCGGCTATCGCTGCGCACTGCCGCGCGACCACGAAGCTGGGCACGCGCGGTCGAAGGACGACGACGCGGTCAATGCGGCGGCGCGAACCGACGAGCGCAACAAAGTCCGTCGCGAGATCGCGGCGTGGCTCCGCGCGCGGATTCCCGCTGTCAGTCACTCGCAAGCGGCCGCATGGCTGCTCGAGGAAATCGCGGGATGCGTCGCCCGCGGCGAATACCAAACCGCTTCGACGAAGACTTCGAACCAGGAGGAAGGGTGATGGGCGCGAAGTTCCTGACGCTGGACAATCCGACCGTCGAGACGTCGGACCCCGCATCCCAGACGCGTGTTCGTACCTTCCGAAGGCGCGAGGTTGCTCATCGCGGGCGAAGTGTCACGTTCGTCGCCGTCGAGAGCACTGACGCCAAGAAAGACGCGATGTGCATGTGCCTGCTCTTGCTCATCGAGAAGTACCGCGAGAATGGGAATGCTTAGAGCTGTCACGTACGCGCGCGTCTCCTCCGACGGCCAACGCGAGCGCGAGACGATTGAGTCGCAGCGCGTGGAGCTTCGTGCGTTCGTGGCGCAGCACGATGATTGGAAAGTCATCGAAGCGATCGAGGACGACGGGCTCTCCGGCGAGACGATCGACGGCCGGCCCGGCTTCCTTCGCGTGCTCGCCCTCGCCAAAGCCAAAGCGTTCGACGTCCTCGTGATCTCGAAGCTCGATCGCCTGACGCGTTCGAGCAACCAAGTCGAGGCGGCGCACATCGGCCGGACGCTCAAGCTTGCCGGCGTGCGGCTCGCGATGCCCGGAATAAGCGGGCTGCTCGACCTCGCAAACCCGACCGAGGACCTCATGTCCTCGATGCTCATGCTCTTCGCGAGCTTCGACAAATCGCAGATCCTCCGGAACACGTACGGCGGTCGCGCGACAAAGGTCAAAAGCAACGACGGCAAGAACAGCGGCTTCGTCCCGTTCGGCTACCGCTGGGTGCCGTTCGAGGACGGGCGAGGCAAGCGCGGTCGGTACGAGTTGATCGCCAGCGAAGCCGCGATCATCCGAACGATGGTCGCGATGTGCCTAGATGGCCTTGGCGCGGTCGCCATTCGCGATCAGCTCGAGGCGAGGAAGCTGTGGGCTCGCAAGCACGGCAACAACAAGACGGGCCTGTGGACCGAGATCAACATCAAGCGGATCCTGAAGAGCACGACAATCAAGGGCGAGATGCGCGCGCTTGGTGGCAAGCACTTCATCCCCGTCCCTGCCGTTATCGACGACGAGACGTGGCGGCGCGTGCAGAACGCGTTTGCGTCACGCACCCGAGCGCGGCAGCCGTCGGCGGATCGGACCGACGCGCTCCTCGCCGGACGGCTCGTATGCGGCGTGTGCGGCTATGCCTACTGTCTCGATAACGGAAGGGCGAACCGGTATTACCGCTGCGCCTCGCGCGGGAACTGGCGCGCCTTCCGACTCGAAGGACATTGCGGGAACACCATCTTCCGGACCGCGTTCATCGACGAGCTGGTTTGGTCTGAGCTTGTGAAAGTACTCTCGTCACGCGAGATGCTCCTCCGATGCGCGTCGCTCCAGCGGTCGCACGTGCAAGCAGGCGTCGACTTCCGGGAAGACCTTGCGAAGTGGACACGACGTCTCGAGACGCTCGAGGAGCTTGTCGAGGAGGTGCTCGGTCGGCGCCGTCGCGACCTGATCTCCCAGCAGGCATGCGACAAAGAATGCGCACGGATCGCCAGCGAGCGGAAGATGCTCGAGCGGCAGGTCGAGGTGGCGAAAGACCAGATCGCCCAGACCGGCGACACCGTCGAATGGCTCGGGCACATCGACGCGCTCGCCAAGAGCCTCGCCGGGACCTTCGAGCGCCTAACGTTCGCCGACCGGCTTCTCGTGGTCGAGACGTACCTCCCAAAGTCGGAGCGTTGCCGGGTCGAAGTGTTCGCGGACGGCGCGTGCAAGGTGCACGGGATCCTGACCAAGGACACGCTCGGCCGGGCGCTTCCCTTTACGTTCCTCGCGGAGAAGCAGACGGCGTAGGGTCGGTTTTGGGCTGCATGTTTGGCGATCATCCTT